ACTTCGAGATTCTAGGGACAAGTGCCAGCACGGATGATGTCGATCATAACGCCGAGGGTGGCCTGACCATGCAAACGGATGGAGCAAACGACGATCAGATCTTCGTTCATCCTCATCAGGATGCCAATCAGAGTCCCTGGAACTACGTGACGTGGGGGACGGATCAGGAAACCCGATACGAATGTCGGGTAGAGACCCCGGTTGATGTAACCACGGGCATTCACCTAGTGGTAGGCTTGAAGACCGACCTGGATATGACGCTGAACGACGCCGACCTCGTCGTGTTCAACTACAACACGGATGACTCGGACCTGACATGGGGCGTGGTCGCCAACGTGAATAGTGGGACAGCTACGGATACCGATACCGGCGTCCCCTGCACTCCCGCGACAACCTACATTTTTGTAATCAAATTCGACGCAGCCGGAGTAGCCCACTGCTACATCAATGACCAGCTGGTGGCCGAGATCGATTTTGCTGGAGAGGCGGCAGACCTAAAACCATTTGTTGGCCTACAATCCCTGTCAGCAACGACAGACGAACTGGTCCTGATCGAGCAAAAGATCGGGCGGAACTACGCATAGGAGACTGAGATGCCAGGAATAGGTACTCTACTGAGCACGGACAGACGCGAGTGGATCTGGGTTGCTGGCGAGAATGGCAAGCCCGGGGCCGTTGGGGACCTAGTGAACACCTCCGAAGCGATCCGCATGATCTCCGACCACGCCGTGCAGGTCCTAGGGACGAGTGCTGTTACAGCCTGTGTCTCCAACAACGCCGAGGGTGGAGTGGATATCGTAACGGCTGGGGCTGACAACGATCAAACCATCCTAGTACCCCACGAAACTACCAATGCCTGCTTGCTACACCCCGACACGATGACTTGGGGTTCAGACCGGGGCACTGAATTCGAGGTCCTGTTCAAGACTCCTTCATCCATTGCGACGATCCTCATCATGGCGGGCCTGAAGGCAGATGACAGCCCTGTGGACCTGGCCATTACGGATGCCGATCTGGCTGTGCTGCAATTCAATACAGATGACACCGACACGAACTGGGGTTCCGTCTCAGATACCACAGCGGGATCGGACATCGACAAGGATACCGGCCATGTCGTGGCGGCCAGCACCATCTACAAGTTTGGCTGGAAGTTTGACCATAAGGGCGTGTGCCATGTATTCATCAACGACGAAGAGGTTGACGCGATCGACTTCTCTAATGATGCAGTGGACTTCATCCCTATGATTGCCGTGCAGTCACTAGACGGAGATACCTCAGCTACACCTGCCCTGACCGTATATGGGTGGCGGCTGTCCCGACGTTTCGGGGCTTCAGACTAAAGGAGAAACTATCGTGAGAGCCGGTACAGAAGCCTTCACTACCAAAGAAACAGGTCGCAGAGACAGGCTAAACCTGATCTGGCACCCCCAACGAGGGAAACCTGCTATTTTAGCAGATTATACCAGTGCCACCGATGCTACCCGAATGATTGCTGATCCGGACATGCTGATTGGAGGGACTAACATCGCCTCTAATACTTCAGCAGCGGCCGTTGAAGGGGGGTTGTTCTTAGCAGTAACGGCTGATGCTACCAACGCCGTGGCTATCTCCCCTCATACCCTGGCCAACAACAGCATCTGGCAGCAAGTCACCTGGGGAACGGACCAGGAAGTGGAATGGGAAGCCCTCCTCCAGTATGATGCGGTTATGACTGATCGACTCTTCAAGTGTGGACTGTGTCTATTGCCTGCAACCGTAGACCTGGGCACGGACAACGACCAGATCGGATGGATGGCCGAGGACGACGGGGTTCTCGATGTCATCGCTTCTATCAGCAACGCCGACGTGACCATAGCCGGAGTGCAAACTGTAGTGGCTAGTCAGTACATCCACTTCGCCATCAAGTTCGACGCTACCGGAGTCGCCCGCACTTACATTGATGGGCGTGAGGTACAAGTGAATGGGTACTACCGAGGCAACGCCGTAGATCTATTCCCCTACGTAGCTACGCTGGAGGACACTTCCGCAGGTGCTCACCCTAAGATCAACGTCCTGGGGATGGCCATCAGCCGGGCGATTGGTACATAAGGAGGAGAATCATGGGTCTAGGTACAGTACGAGCTGGGGCCCCCGTAAAGGGGACCACCGCAGCTGATGGAACTGATGGCAGCCTCACGCTCCCTCGGATCATCCTCTTTGATCCTCCAGTGAGGCCATGTATTGTGACAAATCATTGCACTGGGGGAGAAATCCTAGTCAAGGTCAACACTGAGTTGAGTGGTACTGTATCAGAGACCTTCTCGGCTGCAAACGGCCTCGGTCATGTCATAATCCCCCCCAACATCACCCTGGCCGACGCCGCCAAGGACCACCCCGAGGGTGGGGCCCGCTGGGCTGATGTGAGCTTCGGAGGACTAGTAGCTGTTCACTCGGTAGCGATCAGTACCGTTGGCCAAAGCGGTCACGACTTGGACGACGTATCCGTGATAGGATTCGAGCCGTGAAGCAAGTTGACTCACTCGTAGCTGCTTTGGTAGGCGGGCTTCTGATGTTCCTAGCCCTGTGGCTGACTGTCCAACCTGTCTCTGCCAAAGAGGTACATGAATACGTCCGCTTAACCGTCGAGCGTCGGCTTGACAACATCGAGGATGGACTGAAAGAACTACGTCAAGGCCAGGTAGAACTGCAAAAGGGACTAGCTGGAGTGGAGGCTATACTTCTTTCTACCCAGTAGCAGAGACAGGGGGAGACAAGATGTTACCCGAGTCGATCCAGATTGGAGCTCACGTCTATTCTTTGACACTGGTAGGTCGAAAGAAGTTACAGAAGAATCACACCGCCGAGGTTGATAACGAACAGAATCAAATCCGCATTTATCAGAAGTGCACCGCTTCCCGTCGGATCGAAGTACTATTTCACGAGGTCATCCATGCCATATTGGCTGGGACGCAATTCCCCATGGAAGAAGTGACTTGTACCATCCTGGGGGAAGGTTTGACCCAGCTCATCCGAGATAATCCTGAACTAATCAAACATGTACAAGATACCCTAGCCGAATAGGCAAGCCCAATTTACGGTAGTGTTGAGGAAAACTCCAGGTACAAGGGCTAGGGAAAAAAACCGAAAAAAAAACTTGCCTTCGGTTGACCGGCGGCATAGAATTTTTCGACGACGGCCGCCTCGGAGGCGGGGTCGAAAAACTCCCAGCATTGGAAGCAAACAGCACGCACGGAGGATAATCATGCAGAGACAAAGAGTGAAGGGTAGTAAGTGGATTTACTCAATGATCGTAGAGCATTTTCTCACCAAAGACATAGGGGTGTCACCCGATGGACTCGTACACTCCGATGGAAACGCCTTGTATTGTTGGGGAGTGAGCATAGCACGATGGCTAGACGGGATACTACACGTGCGATCCCTAGAGGAATGTACCAAGAATAACGCAGTTCGGGAGGTCCGGGCTGGACTATTGGCAAGCTGCCAGGACAAGGCAGCCAACAGAAGGAGCTAGCAGTATGAGCGAGGGCAACGCAATCAACATCACCATTAGGATGGGTGGGGATAGCCTGAATTTCACTTTCCCTAGAGGGACTACAATCGGGGTCCTGACGGAGGATGGGAGACTACGCGGGTCTGAAGATGCTACTGTACAAGTCAATGGGGTGCAAGCGGATGAGGACACGGTCCTCGAAGACGGGGACTGTGTCTCGCAGACGAAAGTGCACGGCCAGCAGGGATCGGACAACTAGGTATGTTATTCGTGGGCAGAGACAGGGGGACCCCAGGGGATATTATGGTCCCCACCCCCCTGTCTCTGCCATTCTTGATGGGCTAGCTGGAGCAACTACCGTGGCAAAGTTTAAGGTTTGGCACCCGGATGGCGAAAGCCACGAGATTATGGGTGAACTCCGGATACTGACCAGTCAATGTGGACTCCACACTATATTGGCCATCCAGATGGTCCACCCAGTTACGAGTAGCGTGCCAGGTTACCAAGGGGATCGGTGGGTCCCAGGAGTACTGTGTCCTATCAATCCTCTTTGTGTTATTGTAGACATGAAGTCAGACAAGATCTGCCACCATCCCCGCCGCCCGCTCAACGAACAGCTTATGTCGGACCCGGCTTGGGAGTGGCTGAGGGATAATCCCACTTGGCCAAATGTGCTAGAGTTGGATTGGGAGAAAATGTGGCGTAAGGAGGATTGGGAATGAGCTGTGATTGTATAAAACGTATTACCTTGCTGGTTGATCGACTCATCGAGTTGGAGGGCCGCGTAGGTATGATAGAGGCCAACTTGCGAGTAGCGGCGGAGGCTCTAGGCTTCCCGCCTTGGGATGAGGAAGTACATGGGGGAGGCTTTCCAGCGGAGGAGGATGAGGACCTTCCAGAGATAATCGGGGAAATTGGAGAGGAGTTTCCCTTTCCAGAGCTGGATGAGAATTTCCCTCCGGTGGAGGCAGAACTCGATGAAGAAAACTGAACTGTTTGGACCAGGTTGTGAGTGGGTATTTGTGGGGTGCGGGGGGACTTTCTTTATGGCAATCCCTATATACTCCGTTTTGCTCCATAAGTACAGGCCCGGTAGCATTACGGTCATAGACCCAGACCGTACAGAGCTGAAGAACTATGATCGACAATGGCCAGGGCGTGCCCCTGGACAGGAGAAGGCTCATCATGGCCGCGTCGCACTCGGTTGTCCAGGGGTCTCCATCGCGGAGCGATTCAATCCGAGTGATGAAGTTCTAATCGAGAGGACGGAGGGGAGACCAGTCGTAGCCATTGTGAATGTAGACAATGACCAAGCCAGGCTAGACGTACACAGTTGGTTGGCGAGCCGGGTCAGCGATGGAGTTATGATAGATTCCGGTTGTGAAGCTGAGTACGGCCAATCTTGGGCCGGTATCTGGTTGGGTAGCAAGTGTATACACGATTGGTCGATTACTCACCCGAGTGTTGGGACGGTGGCCCCCGCAGCGGGGGGTGGATGTAGTCCACAGACTGCTATGTCAAATCTTATGACAGCAACGTGCTCTGCCCTGATGATCGAAGAAGTAGTAAGATGGTTGCAAGCATTAGATGTAGGGATTCCACTGAGCATACAGGAGTATGAATGGCAGATTTGGTCATCCAAGGGGGAAATTAGACTCTGGAATACTAAGATTCCTATACAGGTGGAAGGAAGTACTTGATGTTACATACGTTAGAAGATATTTGGGAAGACCTTGAGGAGCAGCAATCCAAGCCTAGGGTAACGATGGGTTCTCCTCTCGGCGAGGAGCAACCACTCCTTGAATGGAAGGATTTAGAGAAGTACACCACGGATGAGAAAACCGACCTGACCATAGGCAGGGACAATCGAGTGTACGGAATACGGGGGGATGTTGTACAGTGTTGGGCTCCATTAGCACCTACGGGACCAGAGCAGGTATATCTGGATTGTGTCCGATGGGGGAATGCACCTCCCCTAGAACACCTGGCCCATCTGTTTGAACATTTCTTCCAGAAGTATGATCAAGAAGTGATTATGCTAGTCGGCCAGAAATTGAATGGATCAGAGTGGCTGTACTTTGTACCTCCCCAAGTGGGGACGGGGGGAGGGGTGAAGTGGGATATCCGGGGGGAGGCTGCAAAAGAATTCACTGGCTTGGCTGTATGGATAGGAACGATCCATAGCCACCCTGGAAATTGCACCAGCCCCAGTACAGTAGACGTTAGCGAGTGGGCTGATCCCTTATGCTCTGGTATCCACATGATACTAGGGAACGATGGGAGTTATACTTATCATGGAGCCATCGTCGGGAAAACATTCCCCCTGAAGAGCGGGACTCTAGAAGGGGTTATGCCAGCACCGGTATGGTGGCGACAAAGTGGTGGGCGTAGCTTGGGAGAGTTGCTGCGGACTCCACCCCCACTACCGCCTCCAACGCCCACTGTTAAGACGGTGGATACGACCGCGAGGCCCTTTCCCCGACTCCTAAGAGACGAGATCCCTCACCAGATTACTCAAGACGAACCCGGACTCCCACCCGACTCCTATTCGTCCCTCGCCTGCGACCGGGATGACCTGGATGATTTACGGATCGTGTTCTCCGGGAATGCGGTTTGGATTATGACCTCTCTGGAATGCAGCGTTTGGATGAGTGAAAATCCCAGCCTCAGCTCCGAGGTAGAGATTCGGACGCTGCGGATTCCCAACGGAGGAGAGCCATCGTGACCCTTAATGAGGTTGTACAACAAGCTATACGGGACCTAGGAACTGTTGACGGCCAGGCATCCGTGAGTGAATACACTAAGACATACCCCTACATGGCTGTCCTAGAAACAGAGATGACATCCCGAGTATATCAGGTACTGGAGAGCGTCGTGGGAGGGTCCCCTGACTTCCCCTCACAACATGTCCACATGAGGCCGTTCCTACCAGATCGTCAGGATATTGATGGAATTTTGTGGGCTGGGGTACCCTCTCTCACCTGTTCAGGGGAATCTGAAGGAGGAGCTCTAATATTCCACCAGTTCTATGAGGGGCCACCCGAATCCCCCATCGGACCCGTAGCGTTGAGGATTATGCCTGGTCTCCAAGAGACTGACCTAGCTTTCGTCCCTATGCGATGTAATCGCCTTCGAGAAGTAATGCAAATTAGGGGAGGCCACCAACTTGATGATCCTCCAGAGCAATTCCCAATCGGCTATAATCGGGCCTGTCAGCCACGGGTGGATCATATAGCCGCCGCGATTATGGCCCTGGGAACGCATCCCGGGACACCTGGAATAGCCTTCCGAGGGTTGCTAGGGGATACCCCCATCGCAGTTTTTGCCCGGAGTTTGTGGGAGAACCTGTATCGAGATAAGGGTCCACTCTCCCTACAGACAGTAGGCTCACGCTTCGCCCATGCAGCAAAAATGGTCTTGGCTTATGCTTACCCGACGATGATGAGCCACCCCACATTGGAGGACTTGAAGTGTATTAGGCAGACTCTCAGGCATCCCCTTTGGAGCCTAGAGGAGGCGTGGCCAACCTATTACAACCTTGTAGTACCCCCTTCTCTCTTTCAGGCCGCTAGAGAATGCATGACTCAAGGACATACCCCTATCATACCCCAATACATAACATCTACCGTATGGTTATTCAACGGTGGTAGAGATAATTACTGTTTAGGGACTGATCCCAATCCGGGGAATTCTTGGTGGGCCAAGAAGGTTTGGGCCGGGATGCACTCCGGATTCAATCTCGACATATCGGGTGAATTCTCTAAGTGGCCGGGGCCAATCCCAGCGGAGTGGGCAACTCTGTTAGTACAGGCCATGCAGGATCAACAGGAAGAAACCCCACACCTGCGAGCTAGCCAGCAGACTGATGCAGGACTAGAGAAGGCCCGGAACGTACCCTGCATGTTCCGGTGTGTAGACTCAAGCTATGTAACTTCCTTGATCTACAATTTAGTCGATGCCTCGGGTGAGGTGCAATGCTGTGATGGTAACGGGGTTCCCCAAGAGGTCCCGCCATGCTCGGACCCCCCCTCCAACCCTTTTGAGAGAGAAGATGATGAAGAAAACGAAGATGACGTGTGTGCAGAGTGTAGAGGATCCTTCGATGACTACACAGTCTGCGGGAATTGCCACGAAATCATTTGTTCGGACTGTCACAGTCGCCCTGAAGGGCATGGGGAGTGTAGGTTCTGCCCATGTTGTCGCGACGATACAGACCCCCACTATCGGGTTGATATGGCCCCTTGTCACCTTTGTGGCCGCCTCATTTGTAGTGACCACTATGACCATTGCGAGAGCTGCCTGCACTATATCTGCTCTGCCTGTGAGTCTGCAGGAGATCACGCCTGTTCCCCCTGCGAAAGGTGCGGTGGACTATCCGACACCCTAGGTACATGCGAACGCTGTGGGACAGAAGGTCTATGTGCAACCTGCCGCGAGGGTTGCTGCCTCCTCACACAAGCTGACACGGAAGGATAAAAATGGCAAAGACAGGAGATGTGGATCATGCAGCTCCAGTATAATCGGTGTCCTAACGATCCCAACTTGCCAGTAGTCTCCCATGTAGGAATGACCGGTGATGGCAAGGTTGTTGAGGTAGGGCTCGCTGAGATAACTAGTGCCCTGTCTCTGTACAGTGCTGCGTGTGTGGTAACTCTGGCAGCAAGGAATGGTATAGTTCCAGATTTCGTTACCCGCGTTGCGATGGCACTAACACTTCCAATGAAGGAGGACCCCCATGGATTGTGTCTCCCCACGAAAATACTCATGGAGGCGAGCCTGATCCTGCAAGGACAGAAAATCCTGATGGATGAAAGGGGTCTCTTGCATACTGATATGGGGAGGCAGGACGGAATAGACCTTTTGAAAGGGTGCTCTCCCCATGTAGAACAGCCACCGTGTTGCAGAGACAGGCAAAAGATGCTGGAGGCTCTGGAGGATTTGACTAACCAAATGGGGCCTACCTTCGAAGTCGTGGAAGCACATTGTGGTCTAATCGTAGCTGGTTGTTGGAAGACTGCCCGAACGATTGTCGAATCGGCGGAGTGACGAATCCCAATTTGAGGTCTGGGAGTGATAGGCAAGCCCAATTTACGGTCCAGGGGTCATGGTCCGAAAGTAACAGCGGGGAGTAGTACCCACAAAAAAAAACTGGATTCCGTTTGACAATCCGGCGGCCGGAGGGTATGCTTTGGTGTCGGCCGTGGTGGCAAGCCGACGACCGGATCGGGCGTGCGTCCGATAGGTAACTTGGCCACCGGTAGGATCAGAGATAATGGCGAATAGGAATCCAGCGGTGGCAGCCCCTGCAGGGAGCCCTTATGGGGCGAGTAATTGCAGCGTTTCGATGGACGACGACGATATTGTCATCCGTATATGGGGTGGGCACACTCTTGGCAAGGCAGGTGAATGGAAAAAGCCGGAATTGGCCGACGATGATAAGGTCGGCAAGGTGAAGGCGGAAGCGTACCGGTCCGATCCTAAGAACATGAGGCGTAAGAACCTGATCGGTACGACCGGTGGATTCTGCCGATTGGGCGAATTCAGTGTCAGTGTGAATGTCACCACGGACTAGGCCACCGGCGGGAATAGAAGCAGAGACAGGCAGGGGAGCGGCCTAAGACTATACCGGATCCGAACCGCCCCCCCCTGTTTCTGCTCTCTCCCATGAGAGGTATCGAGAAATGTCACTAACAGCGGATGGATTTGTGCGATGCACTCTGGACGAAGCTGGAGCTGAAGGTGCCGCCGGATGCTTGACCTGCGGCTGGATTTACACGCCTCAAGGCGACGACGCCTTCTGGCGTACACCGCCGGAGGCACATGGAGGGCCATACCTATGCGACCGGTGTGGGAACGAAGACCTATATGGGTTGATAGGATTAATGTTCCAGGGCCTAGTTGAATGGACGGTATGATGATTGAGGCAATCCTTCAGGCGAGCGGCTGCGGGATTCTAGGGCTTATGATGGCAACCATTTTGACGCCTGGATTCTGTGGGGTATACCAGTGGTTGGAACGGCAGTTTGAGGATTGAGGAACTGGGAGGGTAAAGCTATGGTGAAATACGTTATGCATCGCAAGGTGGATGGGGTGTTCTATGCTCGCAAAGGGGATGCTGGCCCATCCGGAGCTTACACAACGAGTCTCCTCAGTGAAGCTACAATCTATAACCACCTGAACCCGTGGGCTTCCAGCCCCATCGTAGCGGCCTGGGAAGCTATACCGGTTCGGGTCAAGGTGACCTACCTGGAGGATGAGAATTAGAGAACCCGGACGCAAAGATTTTTGATTTTTGCTCTGGACAAGTGGCCCGGTGGTTGGTATAGTTTGGACAGAGCCGTACAGTCGGCTACGGGAGTGAGACAATGGACGCAGTCTTTGGAACCTTGGCGGGACTGGTATACGGATTGATGGGGTTTGCGACGTTGCCATTGATGATCTGTGGTATAGTTGCTCTCATAGCACCCTACGGATGGGGAAGCAAGTGACGGACACGCTCGGCTGGCTCGTGTGGATAGGGATTATATGGGTGGGTTTCCGTATAATCAGTCGCACTGTGCATGATGAATAAGGGGCTTAACATGAAGCAGAACTCATATGGTGATTCACCGGATGGAATGATGGTAGCGATGATAGATACGATAGTCAAGCACCAGCCTATCGAGGACGTGATTGAAGCCCTAGCTGATTCTCTCGTGGAAGCATCTCGGCGAAGTGTCCGCTGCCTCCCGGGCGACCGGTGGGAGTCTTTATTGGACCTCGTTGATCGGCTGCGGGCCGTGGAGATACCGCCGAATTTAAAGGGCGACTACCTATTTACGAAGGGGGTGACGGATGGAAGTGAACCTGAAAAAACCAGCCCCACCAGTACACTGGTTTAGATTTGCACTACTGGGAGTGGGGATAGGGCTGCTGATCGTGTGTGCGTGGGTAGGGTGGACCAGACAACTACCATGGGCAGAGACAGGCAAGGTCGCACCAGCAGTGTATACGTCGCACGTGCACCATTATGAGGCTGGGCTGTCGGTGGCTGAGCGGGCACGGGTCGAGAGGGTGGAAAGGCTGGCGGAGAAGTACAGCATGTTTAAGGACGACTGACTATGAAGGACGTTGTTGTTGAGGTTAGGGGGGGTTTGATTGTTGAGGTCTACTGCGACCAGTCTGATGTCCGTATTATCGTCATTGACTGGGATAACATAGACGATTCTCCGAGCAGGCTCGTCGGCTTCTGTTGGGAGCCTCGGGAGCAGCTTGGATTGCTACCTGATGACACGCGTGCCCAATATGAGCATGTCATCACCGGAGTGGTTGAGGATGCTATCACCGATGTGGTTGAGGGTGGCGACTCGAGGGAAACGGAGCGGATTGTGGCGTTAGGGGTGTGCTACAGCGATGGTACATGGGATCGTAAATGGACTGCGGCTATCCCGGAGGACACGCCAGACGACCGAGTCGCGAAGGTAGCCGATGACAACTTCCGGCGGGAATGGGAAAGTGAGGGACGCGATCCCGATGAGGTTATCGAAGTCTGGTTGTGGAATTATGCAGACCGTTACTATGGCAAGGTAGCGGAGGAGACGGCTCCGCGATGTACGTATTGTGGACGTGCGGACGATGTGGTTGACGACGACGACTGTGTGATTGACGGGGCGTAGCGGAGGGGGGATAGTATGTGGATAGTAGGGGGGTGGATAGTGGTTGTAGTGTGTCTGGTCACCCAATGGTGGTGGCCGGGTGCCCATGCGACGCGGTGGCGTTGTGTGATGTTGGCACTGGTGGTATTGATGGGGCTCGGGTGGCACGGCTGTTTCCAATCTGTCTAATCTGTTTAACTTACCTGATCCGTACAACTTGACCAGTCAGCACAGTTAGTACAATCGGTACAACCAGTGCAGGCAGGCAAGCTGCCATTTTGGCAGTGTCTGTTTCTGCTAGTTGAGACTGAGTCTCATTATCAATTAGGTGGTGGCCAGGGGTCCTGGAGGAATGATGCCTGAAAGCATCATTGGGCCCTGGGGATGATGCAAAATAACCACACACCCCTACAATCGTTACATCTTACCCACCTTAACACCCCAAATCATGCAGAGACAGGCGAATTTGCCTAGGCGTAGCTGAATATGTGCCCTAACGCCACCCAACATGGGCAATACTACCCACCATGGGCAATACTACCCACATAAGTGTGTCTTTAGGCTGCCCCCCCGTCGGCCCCTGGAGTAAAGTGGTGGTGAGGTTAATAGAACCTCCCATCTTTAACCAACTTTTCACGAAATTCCTTGACTTATCCCCCCAGAAGTGCTATACTTTCGCAGAGACAGGTTTTTAGGAGTACCAAGAACCATGGATGAACTCAAATACACAATCACCCGAATCACCGCCTGGTTCACCCAGGTCCGCGTCATCACCCTAGCCATCCTGGCCGCCCTCGTCGTCTTCATCGCCTCCGTCATCACCACCCTCGAAGACCTGGGCCCCGAGAAAAAGGTTGAAACCCCTTCCGCCGTCGTCGATGAACCCGCCACCACCACCGATGTCCTCGATTGGGTCAAGAAAGAAGTGGAGAACACCCTCGATGAGTAAGATGAGCTGGCCGGAAATCCCAGAAGGCATTATTGGTATCACCCTCGCAATCGCTTTCATCCTCTTCATCACTTTAACCCAGGGCTGTACCAGTACCCTCAAAGCAGGGGATCAAGAATTCCATTTCGAGATACAAGTCCCCGTCGCCGAACGAATGATCGAAGGCACTACCCCCCAATACTGGACCGAGTGGATCAAGGACACCACGAAAAAGGTTGAGACTGATGAAAGCAAGAATTGAATCCCCGGCTCGGCAGGCAAGCTGCCTCGCCCTAAAGCCTGTCTCTGCTAAATGGGGTAATGGAACGGAGAAATAGGGTAAGATGATGTGGTTGAATACCTGGATAACGACATGGACACGGTACTGGACCTGGAGGTGGTTATCGGATCTACCCAAAGTGGAACTTACACGGAGAGATGATTAGATGCCCTCTACACAAACAGACACCCAGAAGGCCAAGGCTCAACAGACCGGCCTGACCCTTCTCGCTCAACAGTTCGCCATCGGAGTGATGGCCCGACACAAGAAGGCAGAGACAGACAAGGCTGTTCAGGCCAAGACCCTTGCCCAGGCTGGAACTGGGGCACCCTACAGCGGTAAACCACCGCATGGAGAATAACAATGCCTATAGGAATGGGATTAGCTGCCATGACTGGGGCCGCTGGTGGAGGTGCTGCGGCTGGCGGAGCAATGAGCCCCTTCGCACTTGGGGCAGCCGGAGCAGGACTTAAATTGGGTGGCTCCTTGGTCTCCTCCAATGAACAGAAGAAGCAATCAGAGCGGACAGAGGAACGCCCAAAACGTCGACGACTGAAGAAGTTTCAGGAGTCTCTCCAAATGAACTTCGACAGAAACCAGGCCATGCTAGCTGCTCTAGCCCAATCCCACCTGGATTATGCAGGGATGTTTTAATGGTTAAATTCTTCCCATATTCAACAATGTTTAAGTTGCCCCTCGTAACTAAGGACAAGCTGGAGCACGGGGACACCCAGAATAAACCCATGGTCATATGTGTAGAGTGCAACGCTGAGTTTTTCTTATCTGACCTACTGGGAGGTGAGCTGGAAGAAGATACATGCCCTCGGTGCAAAGTCCCGGCCTCCCACTATTGGAGTAATCGACCACATCAAAAATTCTTAAAAAGAGATTGACATTCCTCTTCCATGCGACTACCATTGGTATAGCTCGGGAGGCAAGCCCCCTCGCCCTGTCTCTGCAACCGTAGGAGAAAATATATGACAAAAAAGTTAGCAAGAAAGTTAGAGTGGCTCAAGGCAACAAAGCGTAACCTTGTAGGACAGTTCGGGTGCAGCCAATGTGCAACTGGACAAATCGAAGAGGGGTTTGAACGGTACTGGGTATTGGACCCCAAACCCTATGATCCACAGAGGTATACCTTCTACCACGATATAGCTGGGAGAGGATCAATCTCCCAGGAGGTTCTGAAGGCCAGTCTATCTCTGGAGCAACTCAAGGATCTGGTCAGTGAATCCCTCATCATCTGCAGGGGGTGTCACTTACGCTGGGCCAGAGGACAGGAACAGAAGAACCAGAGACAGGCTGGGCTTGTCAGGATGCCCGAGAAGGGGCCTAGGAGCCCCGTGGTGGACCTGGCGGAGTCGAAAGGATGATATGCCCTGTCTCTGCCTAAAGGAGCTGATATGGCGAAGGACAAAGAAGATGCTCGTGAACTCTTACTGAAGGTAGTAAGGCAGACCTGGGGAAGAGGATTCTACCATCTCCGCTACTGGAGGGGAGACTTCTGGGAGTGGGAATCGAGTGAGTGGGAAGGAAAGGGGACTGCCTACCATCGCATTACGGAGGTAGAAGTAGGAGGGTGCTTCCAGAAGGCTTTGGTAAAGTTGGGTTACCTTATCACGTCACCTCATCAGGTAGGGGATCTCATAAAGATCGCCCAGCGGGAGTTTCTCATCCCAGATAGTAAGGACATGCCCGTGATGATAGAGGAACACGATCAATACAAACCCTACCCGGGGTTTGTGGCCTTCCACGACGGCATTATGAATACGAGTTTCCTAGGGAGGGTCGTAGAAGGGAGTAACATGCAGGACCACACCCCATTGTGGTTCTCGGATCAGTGCCTGGATTTCTCTTATAGTTCCAAGGCGACCTACCCCAAGTGGGACAAGTTCTTGGAGGAAGTGTTGCCGGACCCGGAGTTGCAGAAGCTCCTCCAGATGTGGTTCGGGTATACGCTGTTCCATGATACATCCCAGCAGAAGTTCCTCCTGGTAGTGGGGCCTGCTGCTACGGGGAAGTCCGTCATGGCCAAGATCATGGGGAAGTTGGCTGGACCCGGCGGGGTCTCTGCAATCCCCCTTAAGGATTTCGGGAAGCCCTTTTCTCTATACCAGACCTTGGGGAGGAAGATCAACATTGATCCAGATATGTCTGAGCTGGATAAAGTTGATGAGGGCATTCTGAGGTCCTACGTAGGAGGGGACCTGATGAAGGTGGAGAGGAAGTACAAAGATCCTATAATGGTCTACCCCTCAGCCCGGCTGGTGTTCTGTACGAATGACCTGCCCCATATTGCAGATAGATCAAATGCGACGTGGCGGAGGATGATCCTACTCCCCTTCGACCAGGTAGTCCCAGTAGAGAAGAGGAATCCTCACCTGGTAGAAGAACTAAGTAAGGAACTATCTGGGATCTGGAATTGGGCTTGGGAAGGTCTCCAAGAGTTGCAGAGACAGGGCAGGTTCCTGGAGCCTAAGAGGATGCAGGAGGCTATCGCGGAGTACAAGACCGAGGTGAGCCCCGTCAGACAGTGGCTAGAGGAGAAATGTAAAGTAGGGGCGGATCATTGGATCCGATGTACTCAGGCGTATGCTTTATTCGTGAGCTATATTTCAGCCCGTGGTTATAAGACCCCATCCCAGAAGTCATTCGGTCGGTCACTGGCCGCCGCCGTGGGGGAAACGATGACCCGGGAGGGAACGGTTATCCGCAAGCAGCGAAGGATCGGCGGGCTGGTGAAGTGGTACTACCACGGGTTGTATGTCGAACCGGAGGACCCACAAGACATAATCGTTAAGGTAACCGAAAACCGTTAGTTCTCTATTGTTTTGAGAAAAAAATAGTATATATATATAGAGTTTAAGACCCCTATCGGTGACCCCGAACGGTGACCCGGAGATGAAATGCCGAACAAAAAACGGTTCAAGATCGGAGCCGCGGCGTCCTTCATTCAGGTGGGAGAGATTGCCCGATTGCTCGGGACCGAGGAGAAGCACACGACGGCCCTGTGTGGATTTCTTGGGGTCCCAGTACTCTCCTTCCGGGGACAAGAAGGACACTACGTCCTGGTCTACTCCTTGGAAAAGGAACTCTTCCGGTTGGGGTTACCTGTTATGGAGAGAGAGGATCCCTTACTGGTGCAGGCTCACTTGGAGTTGGCTTCGCTCATGTATGGGGTTCTTACGAAGGAGGCCCTAAAGGAAAGAGTGGCTTTATTGGCAAAAACCTTGACTTCTACTGTGAAGAAGACTAAAATACAGAGGAAACCATCGGCCTGGAAGAGGTGGAGTGGGAGGAAACCTAGTGGGTAATGAGATCATCCGAGCAGTTGGCTCCGGGGAGCTAGGCCCGATGGTCCGCCTTTTGGATTTCTTTTCCCCAGATGCGGTGTCGGAGGCCATGGACGAGGCCAACTGGGACACCCAGGAGATGATTGAGCAACTAGCAGAGATTGCTAGGGATGCTACCAACAACACGGCCCGCGAGCGGATGGCCGCTATGAAGATGCTGACCGATCAAGGTAAGCAAGCCTTAGCCCTTCATGGCCACATACAGAGGATCACTGCGGAGGCTACCCAAGAGGAGGACGGTGTCAAGAAAACCCTGACAGCTGATAGTCTGGAACTATTACGGATGGGATCAGCTCGGACAATGACCACCCTGGAATTGTTAGCAGCAAGCCAGGGTACCACGGAGCTTATAGACGTAGAGGCAGGGCCAAGCCTGTCTCTGCTAAAGGAGAAATCAAGTGACCCCCCAGCAGGAAGCAGCATTCAATCAAATGTCGAGCGTTGGTCCGGAGAGTCCGGAGGCGTCGGCTTCGGCGGTGGAGGGACTGGAGTTGTCCCGTCAGTACATGACTCAGAACGGCCCAACTCAGCCGACCCACCGTCGTCCTCACAAGACAATGACAAAGGCACAGTACGAGGAGGAAAAGATGAACAGGAACCCCGAGTCCCCAACCAACCTGGATGCGGACAGCCGAGTCAAGAATCTGGAAGTCCAGGTAGCCGGGATCAACGAGAACATCACGAAGTTGGCCAATATAGTGACGCAGGCCATCATACAGAGACAGGAGGAGAAGCCGACGACGGAGAAGGTTCCGTCGCCGTTCCTGAGAGGAGGACCACTCCCTACACCCCTGGATCTGCCCGCCGAAGGGCTAGACGAATCGCCACCGATCCCCACGGTGACCCACCCGACGGTGGCACTAGAGGGACCCCTGGAGGAGTGGAAGGCAGCCCCGGAATCCCCACCCGGCCTGCCGACGGAGCCGATGACGGAAACTGGTCCCTCCGAGAATGAGGTCCCGGGGGCCGCAGCCATGCCAGAGGTGAGTGTTCCGCTGGAGGAGGTGGAGGCCATTGTAGAGGAATCTCTCCCACCGGAGACCGTTGAAGACATAACGAATCTGGAGAAGCAACAAACCCTACTGAATCAGGTAACTCTGTGGCTCAAGGAGAAGGATCCTCACAAATTCTTTCGTCGCTTTATTGGAGGAAGCTGCAATAAAAACCTGTCGTATAATTCCTGGCCCCATGAGCTGCAAAAGGAGTTTGATGTACGGTTCCGTCAAATGTTGGCTGATCGGGAGTTCGCTTCCTCCATTTGTAACCGCATCCAAACGTTCCAAAACGGACATCTCGTCGCTCCTCATGTAGCGGCGGCCTTCGTCGTTGTTTGTGCTGGGGTTTTGGCGTTCACGCTCGCGGAGGCGTAGATGGCGGTCGTATTTTCCAAGAAAGGGAATGAATTCTTTCCTTTACCCTCTGATTATCCAGAATTAGTGTCGGAGGGACAGCGGCTGGCTCGGGTGAACGCTGTGCAGATTCGGGGAACTCCCGAATTGGAGGTGGCATCTTGGTTCTTTTTCAAGACCTATTATCTCCTCCCTACCTTACCTGGGGAATTTTTCAAACACGGAACCGTAAAATCGCCCGATATGCACTTTAAGTGGATTTATTTTTGGGAAGCCAATCAGCTTTCGGTCACAGCTGCACCGAGGTCGGCAGCTAAGTCAACCCTCATTAAGGAAAATATCCTTCGCAAAGTAGTATCCCGGCCCTACTGGGAGTCGGTTCTGTTCCTAGCCAAACAGGATTTTCTCACGACGACGTTCGATGATTTTATGGTCCAGATCGAAAGGAATGAGCGGATCCTTGAGGACTTTGGGGTTCTCAAGCCCAGCCGGAATGAGGGGATCTGGAACCACAGTCAGCTCAAACTTAAAAACGGAGCGATGATTACCGGGATGCCCATCTCGGGAGCGTCTCTCGGCAAGCGTCCCCATGAGATCTACTTCGATGATGTCGAACGGGATGACAGCCTCATCCTATCTCCCTCCGAAAACATCCAGGGATTCAAAACCTTCTTCTTCAATACAGTGTACCCCATGGCTGACTCCCTAGATGTCCGCATCCGCGTAGTAGGGACACTCTTATCCAGGCGGACATTCATTTACTGGTTGCACAGTACATCAGATCCTCGGATTGATGACTGGAAGAGGTTGTTTCACGCCGTCACATTCGTAAATGAAGAGGGAGGTGCCGAGGATGAGTGGCCAGAGAAGATGGGCCGGGAGTGGCAAACAGTGCAGCGGCGTCGTATGGGGCCCTCGGCCTACGCTGCTCAGTACGAGAACAATCCTGTCACTGAGGCAGAACGCATCCTCCGCCTTCACCCTGAGCTTAACACCTACTGGTTGGAGAACACTTGTGCAGCGACTTACTTGGATCCCCTCAACTCCAGTGCTGTTATGGTCTCCCATCAACTCTCCGGATGGGACAAGTCGTTTGAGGACCCTATGCCCCTACCCAGTAAGCTCACAAGGAACTTTGGGGAAGTGGTCAGTAAGATGCGGCGGTTCATCACTATCGACTCGGCCCCGACAGTTTCGGAGAGTTCGGATTTCTCCTGTATCCACGTGATGGGGATAGAGAACTCCCCCGATTATCGGGACACGCTGTGGTCCCTAGACATCTGGCTGGGAAAGAAATCCTCTGAAGAGATCGTCCGGAGGACTTATGCCATGGCCATGAAGTGGCAAGTCCCTCTGATAGCAGTAGAGGCATACCCTGTGCAGATGGAATTCGCCGAGCGACTCAAGCATGATCTCCCCTCCATGTACGGCCAGGGTCAGGTTCCCTGCCGGATACTGGCAGTGAAGTTCCCCACTCACTACAAGAAACCTGACAAGATCGCTGGGCTACATTGGCGGTTCAAACAGTTCCGGTTGAAGCTGCCACTGGACCGACGAGACGAGGAAGGCTACAAGGCCCTATTCTACCAAGTAGAGAACTTCACGGAGGACCTCGCCCTATTGCAGCACGATGATGCCATAGACACACTAGCAATGCACTTGGCCATCGGCAAATCCGTGGCCCCTGTTGGGCCTGATGAGCATCAATTCAAGACCCCAGTGGATATGCTCCGGGACGGAGAATATCACTACGAGTCCGGGATCAGTGTGATGTCGGGCATGAACGCGAGCGAGATACCGGACGACGTTCTAGATACGATGTTGGGTCGGCAACGGGATGATCTCGAAGAAGAACCGAACCTCGACTGGGTAAACTATGCGTAAGAATCCGGGACATACCCAGCCTGTCTCTGCAAAAGAGGAGAACTAAGATGGGATATATGAAAGGGATTGACATCACACTTCGCAGTATGGAAGAGCACCTGGGATCTGTCGATAAGAAGTTGGACAAGCTCCTGGAGTGGATTATCCCTATAGTAACCCAGATGCGGATGCTGAAGGAGCGAGTAGATGACCAGAGTGGGAAACTCACTGATGGGCTCGTAGAGATGGCCATGGTTAAAGCTGGAGATACCCAGGCTGCCGTAGCCCACCGGGGCCAGGTTCGGTTGGAAACGAATCCCCAAGAGGCAGAGATAGGGATAAGGGAATGGTCCGAGGGAGATGGAGGACGTGACTGGGGGTCGGAGGATGATGATATAATGGAGATCCACTAATGAGACTCGCCTTGCCCAAATCAAACACTCCCCCAAAAGAGAGGGAACTCGTAGATGCCCTGGATCAGGAGTTGCAACCTGCCGAAGTAGAGATGAATGTGAACCTCGTCAACTGGCGAATAATAGATGCTTATCTCTCCGGGATACGCAAGTTTCGAGTGATGGATCGCTGGTCCGGCAATGTTCAGATGGCGTGGGAGAACCGCAAGGGGGAGCTGGAGATGCGGTACGAGGAGATCAATCGGCAGTACCTGACAGAGGTTGGTCGATACATGAAGATGGACATTACTCCCCTAGTCTCCAAGAAGGGTCAATCTCTAGACGCCTTGCGGAAGGCAGCGATTGGGAATGCGACTCTGGGGGCTCTGTCTGCTAAGCTGCCCCTAAATCAATTGAAAAGGAGTGTCCTAATTCCCTTCCTCAAGTATGGGACGGTAGGGATAAATCACTACGAGACAGGCGATCCAGAAATGCCAGACCGTATTGAGGTTGTGTCCGCTCGGCAGCTCCGTGGTGTGCCTGCTTTCGTGGATGGGATCGAGAATCTGTACGGGATCGCACGTGTCCGGTGGGTGCCGATGCAGTGGCTCATTGATCGAATGCAGGACGTTTACAAATACAAGTTGAAGGCCGACCCTTGGGCCCAACTGAAAGCCATAGATGTTCCTTGGGGGAATACCCCTCCGGGTAACACGTCTACCCAGTCTTCGGGGTTTGGGGGTGGAGCAGCTAGCCTTGCTCAGAAGAGGGATACCTTATTGAGTACCCAGATCGAGAAGCCGGAACGAGGAGGGACGGCCGGTGATCGCTTCGGACGGCCATATGTGAAGGTAGAAGAGATCTACCTGTATGATGACTCCCAAATGTTTGTAGCTCGGTACATCGTGAAGGCAGGGGATGTCATCATGGTGGACGAGAATTTCGAGGAGAAGCGACTCAAGGTAGTGTGTCCCCTCCATGTCGCTCGGCATACAGATATCGGTAAGATGTTTGCTCGGGGCTTCGTGGGTCCTCTGATCCCCTTCAACGACCAGATTGAAAAGATGTACAAATCCTTGTTCAAGAACATCGCTGAGATGGATATGTTCGGGACTTTGTTTGTATCGGACGCGATGGGGATAGATCTGAAGAAGTGGCGTACCGGTCCTCGTCCCAAGGTCCAAAAATATTCCCCCGATCCCATGTCTCCTCTAGCCCAACCGATGACTTTGACTCCCCACAATACGGGGACAATGCCTGCCAAAGTTGCCGAGCTAGCATCAGATACGATGTCCAAACTAGCTAACCAAGGCCCTTACTATCAAGGAGAAAGTAGTGGTAGAGTGGACTCAGCAGCCGGGTTGGGCTTCCTTTTCAATACGGGGAACATCTCGTTGGGTCTGCCGACTCATGGGATTGCTGATGCATTCGCGGGGGCGTATACCCGGATGCTCCAAGTGGCCAAGGACCGTCTCGCACCAGGGGATACGATCATGTTGGCGACGGTTGACGACGCGATTGCGGGTGTTATTATTGATCCGGTCACCGGCAACGTGGGTCTGTCTAATAATCCTATTCCCGAAGCCTGGGAAATCAACGTAGACATTAAGGACCGTATCCCCCGGGACCGGGACATACGTAAGCAAGAACTCCAAGAGCTATACCAACAACAGTTGGTGAGCCCGACACGATTCTGGATAGCAGCCCTGGAAGAGAACCTGGACTTTCCCGGAGCCGACAAGGAGATTTGGGAGACGTGGCGTAAGATCACATGGCAAATTATTGTGCTGTTCCGGGACGGGCAGACCCCCGGCGAGCTGATCGTTGGGGAGCATACCCAGAATCCGGACATTCAATTGATGGCTGTCCAGCAGTTTATGAACAAAATTGAATTCTCCCTTGCTTCCCCAGAAGTCCGCAAAGTGTTTGAAGACTTGAAGATTCAACTGGAGATCTTGTGTGGTCGTAATTATCCTACCGGTTTACCTCCTCCTGAAGACATCGCAGCCCAAATGGCAGCTGGAGGAGGTGGCGGAGGTGGAGGTGGAGGACCCCCAGGAGGAGGTGGTGGTGCTGGTGGTCTCGCCGATCTAATGGGACAATAAGGATGGCCCAAACGAAGGAACAAAAGTTAGAGTACGGTCGCCAATATTACTGGGAGCACCGCGAGGCAGTTATAGCCCGGCAGTTGGCGTACCAGAAGAAGCATCCTGAAGCTACCCGAGCAAGGACACAGAGGGCTAGTCACGCCCACCGGGAACGGAAAAGGAGTCTGGTACGAGAACTGAAGTCGGGAGGATGCACACGCTGTGAGGAAAGAGATCCGGCCTGCTTGGACTTTCATCACATTGATCCGGCAACGAAATTGTTTAGGATTTCTGAGCCGCTTTGTGGTCGCGAAGAAGTCGTGCGGGCTGAGGTAGCCAAGTGCGTCCTTCTATGCTCAAATTGTCATAGAAAACAACAACAAAAGGAGAGAATGAAATGCCTGAACCTAGTAGTCCACTAAGTGCACAAGGGGAAACTCCCAGAATAGATATCCCTGCTCAGAGCGTCCCTCCAGGAACCCATATACCTCCGGCCCAGGTCCATGAGCGGGCTGGAGCTACACTAAAGGTACACGGAGAAGAGAAGGCGGTAAGTTATGAAGAGCTTATCTCTCATGCCCAAAAGGGGCTGGCGGCTGATGAGAACTTCCAGGCAGCTGCGGAGAAGTCGAAGGATGCCGAGACAGCGATACAGTTCCAGGAGGACATGCGACTGGTAACAGAGTCAGGTGATATCAATGCCTTCCGTCGTGCTGGTGCTGCCCTGGGGATGCCTGGTGATAAGATCGAACAGACAGCTCAATACATTGAAGCACAATTTGAAAGGGCTGGAGTGAACTACGTGAATCCAGAATCGCCTGATGAGAGCCCAGCTGGATCTAGACCAGAGTCCGGTAAGACGGCTGCTGAATGGGCCAAGGAGTTGGCTGCCCTTAAAGCTCAGGTCGAAGGAAAACAGGTGGGCTTTGGGGATCTGACAGGGGACCTCCAAACGGCCCTGGTTAACGTGGAAGAGGAAAGAATTTCACAAATAGTGGAAAAAGCACTTGACTCGGACCCAACCTTAAGCTATTATATGAATAGCTACGGAGACAAGGGCAAGACTGCCGTCCGTGGCGTGATCGACGAGAAGATCAGAGGGCGATTGGACGCTTCTGATGGTCGGTTTGGTGACGGTGCGAAGATTATGAATGTGATCCTTCCAGAGGTGAAGACACTACTCGAAGCGATCGGACCACCGGAGCGTTCTACACCCCAAATGGGACTAGGACCAGCACCGGGCGGACAAGGGCCAAACATCCACCCGCTGAAAGCTCCCGAGCATGTGTCATCCAAGGACTCTGGGTTCGAGGAACACATTGGGGAAGTGCTGGAACACAACATCCGCAAGGCACAAGGCTAGTTTCTTCCCTACGTAATAGACAAGTACAAGGGTAGCAGAGTCCTGTCTCTGCAAAAGAGGGTAATATGACGACACTGACTGAAGGCATTGAGCTGACTATCGAAGAAAAGATAGTGCCTACGATTTTTGAAGCTCTCTGGGATCTGGATCCCATCTACCCGATGATAGCCAGATCCAGTACCAATGTAGTCCGGAACCGTGGTCTTGGCAAGGGCTGGAAGGTCCTCAAGACTTACGTAGCAGGCGTTGCGGGTGGTGCAAAGTTTACGAGTCCGATGGGCGGAAACGTCGTGTCGGGGGACAACTACACCATATATGACACACCACAGACCTTCCAAGGTGTGGATGAAACGTCGTCCCCAGCATTCATGCAGACCTCGATCCAGCTCGTAGAGCACCGAGGTAACTTCTACCTCCCCCATACGATCTTGCGGGCCGACCAGCTCGCTTCGAGCATTGGTCCGGTTGTGGCCCAGTGTCTCAAGAGCGTGGGCGAACTCCTCGCTATGCAGGAAGCAGCCATGTTCTACTCGACCAGCGTGTCGGGCGGAGTACCGACTTATGCCTTGGGGGATGTTGGTGACTCCTCTGTTTCCATCACCGATCACGCCGATACCGATGCCATCATTGTGGATCTGGATGCACTCAATACATCCGGTCGTGTACATAGATTCCGGCAGGGGATGCTGGTGGACTTCTATGACTCCACCGGAACCACAAAACGAAACACGGCGTTCTACATCGCTGTAGACAATGTGGATCCCCTTGAGAATCAGATCACCTTTCGTCGAGTGGACGGTGGAGAGTTCCAGACTACGACCGTACTCGGTGGTGGCATCACCTACGCGGGTGCTGGTGGGGATGACGACATCATCGTCATCAAGGATTCAGTGAAGGTTGCCCCCAACTCCCTGGAATCGTGGATCGTGGACGGCACGACCCTGACGAGCTTCTTTGGTATTGATGTGAGGGATCATGGTCAACTCAAGTCCTATGTCCCCACAGCTATCAATGCAGCTCTAACGGAGAGCACCCTGAACAGGCACTTTGCCATGTTCTATGAGTCGTTCCCCGGTAAGAGGCTGGATGCCGCCATCACTACGTCGGGTGTTATCGTGGGGTTCATTGATAACCTGGATACCTACAATGCAGCGATTGCGGACCAGCCGGGCCGATTCCGGTATGACCGAAACGGAAAGCCCCTAGATGTCGAAGCTGGCTACGAGGGGTTTAAGTATCGGTTTGCCTCCCGACCATGCGAGATCTACACTTCGACCCTCTGTGCAAAGGGTACGCTCTATGCTGGGAAGTTCAAGGGGGGTGGGATCACCCGCTATGTACCCCCGAGTCTCCCCGGTGCCAAGGTTGATTCCCGCTTCGGAACGGAGTGCGAGTTCATTGCCTCTCTCGGTGGATCTGGTGGGTATCAGGGCATCTTCAAGCATGCTCACAGTGGCTCCGGTGCAACGACTACGTTCATCGAGGCCCCATTCGTGAGAATGTGGAATTGTATGCCCGATCAGGCAAACTTTCTAAAACTAAGTAGCATTACAGAAGTCCTCGGCTAACTGTAAGAATTAAAGATTAGCTCCTCCTCCCAAAGAAGGTCGGCCGCTCCCCACTAAGGGCCGGTCGGCCTTTTCTTTTTGCAGAGACAGGGGGGTGGGGATGGAAGGGCAGAATGCCAGCTACGGTCCTAGATCCAACAGTGCACCTCATAAAAAATACTCCTGTCGCCAAGTTTTTTCGCCGCAGGCTCAAAGATCCAGACATAATGACGTTCTGGCACGCAGAGACAGGACAGTGGATCCTGGCCTACTGGCTCCGTCGGGGGGTCGTGGATGAGATCGAGGATTTGGGAGCGAACTTCGAGCTGGTAACGGATGATCTCGTGGGGATGATCGTGGGGTGCTACGGTCACGTAGACCTCGCCCGGAAGAAGAAGCGTATCCTGGCCAAGGAAGCAGCTCAGTTACAGCGGCAAACAGAGGCTGTCCTGGAGAATCAGGAGAAGTGGGACTGGTTGAAGAAGCGGACGAAAGACAAGGCCCCCTTGCCTTACACGTTCCAAGCCTCCCCGGTGGAAAAAGGATACTGATATGAATCCAGAGGCACCTCCTGTCTCTGCTAAAGGAGAATTTGATATGGCATCGTACCTTGAACTGTTTACTCTGAAGAATGACTCTGATCTTCAGGATCGTATCCTGGTTGCTACGGTTGTGGCAGCGGAGGCAATCCGGACTGATGCGGATCCCCCTGCGAATCAGGTTCAGCGAGAGGCCTGGGCACGCCAGGCCCTGCTTGATCCCGTGACGGAGTCCCGCCGGATGTTATGGGCGGTGTTGGCAGCAAATAAGAGTGCTACAACAGCTTCGATCCTTGCTGTCGAGGATACTGTACTGCAAGGCTCGGTAAATGCTGTTGTGGATTTGTTCGCAGGAGCTTAATCATGGCTAACAAGGTTTACATTGTTCGAGAAACCCCTATTGTCTGGAGTGATACGGCTGGGGACCTCGTGATAACTATAAACAATCTCGCAGCCTCCGGAGCCTGCCGGATAGGGGCCCGAAAGGACCTCGGTGCCGGAGCTACATCAGAGTGGTATGAGTGGCGGCTCACTGTGCAGTTTGAAACAGCCCCGGTGGTCGGGGAGACCATAGATATCTACTTGTCCACTTCAGACGGTACGGAGGAGGATGGCCAAGAGGGGGCAGCCGATGCAGCCCTGGGTTCGGTTAACTCCCTGCGGAATATGCAATACATTGGCAGCCTGGTCGTGAGTTCAGTAGATGCCTCCCACGACATGACGGCCAGTGGCGTTTGCCGTATTGTTACGAGGTATGTATCGCCTGTGATTCATAACAACACTGTTGATAATTTGAAGGCGACGAATGATACTGGTGAGTTTACGCTCACTCCGACTCCACCCGAGTTACAATAATGAGTTTCTTGATCCCTGGTTACGCTCAAGGTTTTGCCCATTCCGCTGCGGAAGCTGAGGAGCCGCGTTGGTGGGATAAGCTCGGGGCCCTGTACGTACCGGTGCTTGGTATGACTGGGCAGAATACCCTAGTTGACTGGTCAGGTCGGAGGCAGGATGCTACACTGCAAACGGGTGCCCTCTGGGGAGAAACAGAGAGGCTGCCCGGGTGGCCGAACATCTTTACGGCTGCCGGGGGCATTGTCCTACCCAAGCCCCTGATCTCGGATACTACGAAAGCCTTTACAGTTGCTATGTCTTTCTACCGATCGGCGTCGGCATCGGGCAATCGCCTTTTTGACCAACAGACCACCCGCATAGTGTTCTGGGTCGAGGGGCCTTACAATGCTACCACATTGAAAACCTACATAGGGGGTACAACACTGAATGCAGATACCGTAGTGATGCCACTGTGGGGTTACCCACACCACGCGGTGTGGTCGGAGACGCGGGACCCGGACACCCAGCGTGTGTGGCTTAATGGGGAGATAGTGAAGGACACTACGGCAGCGAGGGCGGATTGGGGAGTGGGTGCTGGTACGACAAAGCTTGGAGAAGATTCCCTGGGGGAGACAGAACGCTTGTGGGGGGGAATCTTCTTCTTTGCTTACTATAACCGAGCATGGACTGATATAGAGGCTTACGAATTCTGCCAGGATCCCTACCGGATGCTGAAACCTATAAGGCGAGTGGCAGAATTGCAATTGGTCCCTCCCACTGTCCGGCCCTGGTGGTACTACCAGCTTAATGCTCGACGGAGATCCTACTAATGTTGCTGAAGCCAGTTGATACCGCAATCATTGTGACTGTTGGACCCCTAATTGATGATAATGACTTCAAGGCCTTGGAGACAACCGTACCTTGGAATGCGGCTGGTATGTCCGTAGACCTGTTCGAGGAAACTTATGGGGCTGTTACCAAGACAGATCTCACTCTCACGACGGGTGGAACCAGCGATTGGACCCATATAGGCAACGGCGTTTACGAAGTCGAGATCACAGCAGCCCAAAATAATACGGAAGGGATTCTATGGGTAGTCGGTATATGTGACGGTGTGCTGGTCTTCGAGAGCCCCCGATATGCCGTAGTTTCACAACCAGTCTATGACGCACTGGCTGTTGGTACGGACGTGCTTCCGGTGAATGCCCAGAAGATCAGTGGTGATTCCGCAGCAGCAGACGCCCTGGAAACCATGCTTGATGGAACTGGAGGGAATGTCCTGAAGTTGAAGCAACTCCTGATCGTAGCAGAGGGCAATGATTCGGCCATCGACGCCCGGGGGTTGGGAACCGGAGCGGGTTTCAAGGCGACTGGTGGAGCGACAGGGGATGGGACCAAGTTCATTGGGGGGGCTACCTCCGGACATGGTTTGAACTCCCAAGCCCAAAATGCTGGTAGTGGTATTCTTGCATTGGCCCAGGGCAACACGCCTGGATTGCGATGTGATGGGGAGGGAACAGGAGCCGGTATCGCTGCTACTGGTGGGGGTACTGGAGGGGGCCTCCGTGCCCGTGGCGGGAGCACCAGTGGTCACGGCATCGACACGGCTGGTGGTACCAGCGGATCTGGAATCAAGGCTGTGGGGACGGATTCCAATCCGGGCATATGGGCTGATATCATGGGGACCATCATTGGGGATCTGACTGGTTCAGTGGGGTCCGTTACGAACGAAGTAACGGCTGATGTGACCAAGATTAGTGGAGACGCTACAGCAGCGGATGATCTGGAACTTCTAGTCGAGAACTCCAAAGGGACCGACCATAAGGTACTGATCTCCACAGACGCTCAGGACCTTAATGCGTCCCTCGACGTGAATACCAAGACGATCACGAATGGGGCCGTGTCGGCCAACGCGATTGGGACAGATGCGATTGACGCCGACGCCTTGAAGACAGACGCTATCAGTGAGATTCGAGACGGGATCCTGGATGACGCGACGAGATTTAGTGGGGCCGACATTGCTTCGATCCTCACTGATACGGGTACCACCCTAGACGGCAAGATTGATACGATTGATGGAAATGTAGACTCCATCCTCACAGATACGGCTGAGATCGGTGCTGCCGGAGGGGGCCTCACCGACCTGGGGGGTATGTCGGATGGCATGAAGGCAGAAGTGGAGTCCGAAGCAAATGATGCCCTAGTTGCCCAGAAGCTCGATCACCTGGTAGCTGTAGCTGATGCAGATGACGTAGCAGACAGCTCCATTATAGCCAAGTTGGCCAGTAAGAACGCCACGCCGGACTGGAGCACCTTCGACAACACAACTGATGCCCTAGAGGCTTTGCGGGACTATACGGCCAGCCTAGTGGCTCCCAGCGTTGTTGTGGGCACATCAATGTCCGGCAATGGCTTCCTGAGTGATGCCGTGTCGCTGGTTCGTCAGATGACTGACGAGCCCTCTACCAGGCCGAAGTACACCAATACAGATGTCGTCAACATGCTCCAGGTGGGGTTCTCGACGGTCCTGACGGAAGTCAACATCAACACTGACCACCCGATCCTGGTGCGGCATGATATCACCCTGGTCTCGGGGACCCTCTCCTACATCTTACCTCCCCAGGTGGGGGAGATCTGGCGAGTTGCCAAGATTGTTTCTGGGGGGTACGTTCCCATCTACGAGGTCTGGCCGGATAACCATCAGTCCGCTCACCAGTCCGGGTTCGTAGTGGAGGGAAACGTGTTCCGGCTCCTCACTGACTGGCACTCGACGGATACCCTCCAGATCCTGTTCGTGCCGCTGGGTGAACCTTCCATGCACTATGGAACAGCCGGAGCATCGGATGATACGGATGGGTTGACGATTCCCCTCGCGGATACACCCACGGATGGGACATTGGACACTCGAGCCAATGCATATGCCGGGTACCTGATACGAATCCTGACTTCCACGGAGGCTGATGAGAGCTTCATACAGGAACGGACCATTGTTTCCTACAACAATGTGACTCGGGTGGCAACAGTCAGCCCGGCATTTGATCCGACAATTACGGATGGAACCATCACCTACGAAGTCATCCCAGCCTATAGTGAACTACTCAAGCACGTCGTGTGTATGCAGGTGGCTCTGAACATCCTAGGCATCGAAGGCAACGAGAAACGAATGAAGACTCTAAATCAACGATTCGCCGTAGCGATGCGGGCCTTGAAGATCCTGATTAGCAAGAAGTGCAGCCGGTTCCCCGGACACATGGAGGGAGACACCTCTGATAACGACTACCGAGGGGGTTGGTAATATGCAACACCAAAACAAGGAGACAGCTCCTCAGAATCGGCTGACATGGGTACGAGACCCACTGGGAGGTCAGACTCAGGTTTTCCACAAAGATCTGCAAGGTACTCCTCTCTTTGAGAACCCTAACGAATGCGATCCTAGCCTGTCTCTGCAAGAAGGAAAATTGAGTGAATCCATCTCTGGGGTACAGGTAAGGCCAGAGGACAGAACCTATGGGGGACGCGATGCCTGAGCGAGATACTGACAACAATCGGTCCTGGGTGATCCCGACTGTGTATCCAGGGGCGGATTATCGACTCAATCAGGCTGCTGTGAGTTCTCCCCAGTTGGTGGAAGCTATCGGCACGGATGGTCGATTCGTGGGAGCCATCCGGCCTTTCCCTGGTTTCGCTGATGATACAGTGCACAAGGTGCCCCACCCCGAGTCGGGACGCACCATCTCCAGCATTGCCAATATCTTCTTCGTGAAGTATGCTTCCATCCAGAAGGGTCTCACGTCGGACAAGCTCAGTGGAATTGTGTTGCTGGGAGACAATCAGGAAGAACCAGTTACGGGCAAAGCCATTTATTTTGCTTACTATGACACATCGGATGATTCCTATGATGTTGTGATGTTGGAGGACTTTAAGGATTGGGACGACTTCACTCTGGATACCTTTACTGAATACGATGTTACTTCCCATGGGCAGTACATCTATTTTGTGGCATCCGGTGACACGACGGCGGTGGATGATAACTACAGTACAAAGGAACCTCCTTACAACCGGGCTTATTTCTGGGATTGGAAGATCAACTCCTGGGACAAGTATAACTCGGGATTTAATGTGAGGATGTTGGGCATCGCCTCCCCTCGATTCCTGAAAACTCCCATAAACCTAAGTCGAGATGTCTTTCGGGTTGGGGGGATCGCTGCCGCTATAACTCTAGGTAGTACTACGGTGACTCTGACTACAGATGCTCCTGATCTCTCGGGGGTAGTGCCGGGAGACTATATTTACCTCCATCAGGGAGAGGATGACCTGGAAGTTCAGATTTCTACAGTGGATAATGTCACTAAGGTCATTGTTTTAGTTGGGTCATCTGGTATATGGACTTCAACCACCGCAGAATGGAGGATTATCAAAGAGGATGGAACAGAGAGCAGTGATGCCTTTGTGGCTTACGTGCAGACAGGAGGCCCTTTCACTATGCCCAAAGGCAATTACACCTTTGGGCTGGAATTAATCAGCCGCAAACACCGACTGAGGTCCTCTCTTCGGATGTATACTCTCTTCGCAACTGAGGTAGCAAATACATATATTGCCCTCAGAGTGTATTATCTGGGAGAGACCTATACAAGCCATGGAGGGGACCCCTCCCAGCATTATGATACTAGGGGAGGAGGTCACACTGGAGAAGCTGGGACAGCGATCCTGCATTGGGGCATTCCCCACACAGATGGATTCCGTATTTGGCGATCCCCCGGGGATGGAGCAGAGGCAGCGGGTGGACGAGAGAAATATGACCCAGTGGGACAATTGTACCTCACGGATCCCTACATAGAGAAGGTATTACGAGCGGATCCGGCATCGGAGTATGCTCAGGGGTCTAGAATGTTCATAGATCATAGTACCACTCGTGGGGCAAGTCCTCGCATGGGGCATAGGAGTCCTTATCTCTGGGATGGGGTAACTGCCAGCAATGTTGAGAAAGTTGGGGCCCTGCAAGCTCGACCTGCTTATCAACCTTGGGATGATTCATTTGGTCCGGCTCCCCGGATGAAACGTCTTGCGGCTTACTCGGGGTTGCTATTGGGTATTACGGATATTGCTGTTCCTACAGACTTCCAAAACTGGGATGAGGTACAGGATCGACCTGAAGAATTGTGTTGGTCCCATACTGGTCGGAGTGAACCAGAGAACTTCCCAGTGTTCAATCGCTATGCTTTAGATGGAGCAGGGGAAACTTTCTTGGGTTTGGAACCGGCTGGAGATCACCTGTTTGCCTTGACTGGAGGCTCTGTATACAAGGTTCTGAGGTCCGGTAGCATAATATCCCTCAACCGGGTCCTGTCAGGGGTAGGAGTAGTTAATCGCTTCGCAGCTATAGGAGTGGGAAACACCTTATTCCTTGTAACAAAAGCAGGAGTCAAGTCCATTGATGGCAACTCCGGGGCGATAAAATCCATCTCAGCTCTGGATCGAATCATAATCAATGATGGAGAATGGAATGACTCATTGGATGCTATCCACTTGGAGTATGATGCTACCATTGGAGCCCTGGTTTTCCTGAACACTACCAAGCACGAGTGCATCTTCCTATGGGAATCCACTGGAGCCATCACCCGGCTGGTGGATGCTCCTTGGTCTTTCTTGGCCGCAGGCCCAGACGTAGCGACCTCGGGAGCCCAGAGAGTCTATTTCGTAATGGATGATGGTAACATCCACACTATAGACGCAGACCGGGAAATGGGCAAACGGTCCATGTGTGGAACAGGGGCCGCCGAGACCGTCAATGGTACCTGCACGACGGCATCCATCACTCAGATTATCGACTCAGGGGCAACATTCCCTGCCAACTGCGTGGGACACAAAGTATACATCCTGAATGGAACAGATGAAGGAGTCGCTACAACCGTCACAGCCCGAAATAGTGATACCACCTTGACCGTATCCGGACTCACAGAAGCAACGACCACGGATACCCGATATGCTGTGGCATCCATAGTGACCGAGTTGGTATTTCCTCAATTAGTGGGATACAGAGGAGAGCACGATCCATTCACTCGTAAGATAGTAAAGTCCATATCGGCTGCCTTCTCGGACCTATCAGGAGAGACGGACCCAGATTCCGATGACAACGCGGTGCTGCGATTCGGAGTATGGCGGGACGGCTCCCGCTTGGTAGAGACAGAAGCTGATCTCAACATCTTGCCAGATAAGTGCTTGGCCCAGGTGAGCTGTGGGGATGCCCGAGTGTATCCTAGCTTGAGATTTCTCAGCGGGAACATAGATTTTGAACTCCAGGCTCTGATGGTGGAAGGGATAATCTCAGGGAACGTGGCCCAAAGCCGGATCACTTGACTTCGGGCCCTGTCTCTGCTATAATGTAAGGGTATATCATGGGTAAGTCACATTGGGAAGGTCAACAGGGTTCGGCGAAACAGGGTTCGGCGAAGTTGCAGTGGGACCCTACCTGGAAGCCCTTGATTTCAGAGTTGGGATCGCTTCCCCCGATGGGGTGGCGAGGTCCAGGAGAGGGTGAGACCGGGTTTCAACCATTGATCCCAGATGCTCCTCCTATCGTTCCTTTCGGGTGGTATAAATCCGACGTGGGGGGTACAGGGCCGATAGGAGAGGAGGAGGGGGAGGAAAAGGGACCCACGACAGATATGCCAGATTGGTTGGGGGACATCGTAGAGGGATTATCTCCTGCTACCCAGGCTGGAATGGGCCCAGTTTGGGAAGCTATGGAAAGGTCTACCACTGAAGGACGAATGGATGTAGCAGGGGCGGAAAGAGAGCGGCAGCAGTACGAGCAGGATGCCCGGCGACGTATGGCGGGAGCTGAGGAACGACATAGGGGATTGATGGAGGACTTAGGGGGAATCGACGAGTTTGGACAAACCATCCTGGGAGATATGGAAACAGCCATGGGGGTTTTGGAGCGGGCCCGAACGGATATTCGGGATATACCAGACCGGCTCCGGGGGGATATTCAGCTGGGTCGGGAACGAATTGACCAGCAATTGATTCGAGCCGAGAGATTGATTGGAGCAGATCGCACCGAGGCTCTGGGGGCAGTACATTTAGGCTATGCCAACATGCTTTCCACAGCCACAGCTGATGCCCACGCTGCTCAGGGCCAGAACGATTCCAAGATCAATGCCCTGGTCCAGCAGGGACAACTGGGAAGTGACCAGGCTGCCATGATGAAGATGCAATTCAATCTGGGTTCCAACATGAATATCGCTCAGAGCATTGGAGCAGTGGGGGCCCAATATGGTGCGATGGCCCAGAAGACCTACGCGGATTTCGGCAACATGCTAACTAGTATTGAGGGGGCTGCGGTTGGAGCGGCAGCGACCTATGAAGCAACTGGGGTAGGGGCCTTAACTTCAGCAGAGGTCGGTCTGGGCAACATGAATGTGCAAATAGCGGAAGCGATGGCCAACGTCCAAACCAAACGGATGACGAGTATGCTTATGCTGGGAGAACTGCGTACAGCTGCCGAGGCATCATTTAACCAGTACGAACTAGCCATGCTCCCAGAGATGAACCAACCCTTCGTACCTGCCAGTGTGGTTGAGTACAATGATGTCATTATGAAACAGGAATGGATGCGTAGCATCATCGGTGCTGAGCAAGGAACGATGTACATGGAGCTGGTGGAAAGAATGGGTGTACAGCAGACAATCTTCTCCGGAATTGATATGTTCATGTCTTGTGCCCAAAACTGGGGTGGGGGTTAATCATGGCAAATCGTCAAATGAGTTCTCCAGTTCAACCCATCTCTCGGGAGGCCATGAGTTCTCGAAGAAGAGGTGGAGGAGGTCCCTCTGGGGCTCAGATGGCTCAACAAGCAATGTCTAGCTTCGCTGCTGACCAACAGAGGGCCATGAGCCAATTTATGAATAGAGCTGGACAAGTTCAGCAGAGACAGGGGGAGGACCTCGGTCAGCAGATGACTGATGCCATGAATCGGATCATCGACCGGCAGGATGTACGTGCTCAAAGGGAGGAATCCAGGCAGTGGCAACTTGAGGATCGGGATTTCCAGGCCAAACACTCGGAACAGTTACTCCGACTCCAGGACCAGATGGCGGGTGATGCCGTGAATCTCGCCCGACGAGGTAATGACATTCGGAAAGGTGGTCTGGAGCTCGTTAATCAGATAAAGCTTAATCTCAGTCGAGACAAGGAAAAACTGGCGGCCTCGGCGAGATACATAGCTGATGAGAAAGCAAAGGGGAGTTTTACTGCCCGAGGAGAGGAAGGTCTGGTTGACTACAAAAGATTGACACAGTTGCAGAAATCTGCCGAAGCCTTATACGAGGATCAATTCTACTCTCCCTATGGCTTGGAGGTTGGAGCATGGGTAATGGAGATCGAAGACCAAATGAGGAGGGGAGAAGACTATCCGGACATACGCCGTGTGGGGATCGAGAAACTAAAGATGTCAGAGCGGGTGGCCGCCCGGCTTCCAGAGGGACATCAGCTTCTTCCGACTCTTAGTGACGAGCAGTTTCTGGACCTGAAAAGAGGAGGTGGATACCCTTCTGATGGGACGTGGGGTAAGAGCTCAGATGACCCAACGACCTTTGCCAACTTACTGAGTCCTCAGTCTGCGAGTGAGATCCTGAGAGATGAACTGGATTGGGCCCAACTGGGTACCCGGGAAGCCCAGACGGCATACGTACAACGGGGCGTGCAGGCGACCATCCGACAGAGGGACGATCTGAATGTGGCTTGGAAGCATGAGGCTCGGATTGCGGCACTTGCCGAGAAACGTATACCCCAAGCTATAGGCCGCGGACTCCAGTCATTACGTTTCAAATTGACGGAAGGTGATCCAGACCAGGATATGGTCGGGACTTTCATTGATGAAGTTGTTAAGTCCGGCCTAGGCCCAGATAGTGCACCCTTAATCGGACACGTCGCAGAGTGGTTGAAGCTAGAGGACAAAGTAGTAGACACGGAAGAAGAACAGGCCGTGTTAATGCCTGTCTTGGCCCAATATGAGGCCATGAAGAGCTTGTTGGTTCCGGTCATGGAGACTCAGCCTGGAGTGGAAGGGGATCCTATGAAGCCCATGATTGCACAGTTTGTGAAAGACCTCACGGCTCCGGGGGCCTATACGGGGTGGTGGGGAAAAGAGCGGACTCCTGAATTCGGGATCATACAGCGTCTCTTAACAGCGGATCAACCCCCATTGGTGGCTGGTAAACCTCGTAAGTGGGGTATGGTACACGGCCGAGCAGCCATTATGCCCGGAGGTGCGAAGGCGGGAGAGTGGATGGAAGACACAAAGGTGGAACTGGAACAGGCCGTGCGGCGGCAACTGGTGGACGGGGCCGTCTTGGAGTTGGATAGGAGGATTGGTATTCTAGAGTCCCAGCCATACCCTACTGCCGTCCGCACGCTACGAGCTACCAATTCTCGCAAACTAGACCGCCTCGTTCCGCAAGTTAACGATATAGCGGCCATTGAGGCCGACATACGAACCGGGATAAGTACCGAAGAGGGGTGGGAAGAAGCACGCGAGCGGGGAGAGGAATATTTCCGGGGCATTAGAGGTCCAGCTCAAGCCCTGGCGTCCCTCCTAGATCAGCATCCATCATCGGCGACTGTAGTGTCCAACTTCCTAACTGGTAAGGGTAGTTCTCCAGTGTATGATGACAACGGCCTGGCATTGCTGAAACTCCTGGAACCCTACAATGACCGATGGACAAGCCGGATTGCAGACATAACTGAGAAGCAACGCAGACAGGCCATCGAAGCTGCGGGGCCTGTAGGACCCCAGCAGAAGCCTCCCCCGGGCCCCAGTGCCGGTCCCTCTGTCTCTGCTACTTCACAACAGTGGGGTGGAGACCAACTAGCAGGAGATGATTGGAGTTTGGGTAGCTTGCCAAATATAGAGGATAGACGATAATGGCTCTTATCTCAGTACCAGTCCTAGTCGGAGGTATCGTAGGGTGGACGATATTGACGGGGATCCTCAACCGCACTCTGGGCAAGGCCGGGCGAGAGGAACTCCAGCGGACGGAGGCTGCCATTGCCCGTGCGGAGGCTCCGAAAGCCCTGTTGAGTCCTCTCATCCAAGAGGGGGTAGTATCAGAGCGTGAAGCTCGATTGGAGGAGAGGTATGGAGTCAGCCCCCAGGAGTTGATGACGACGGTTGCCCGGACGCGGGCTGGGGCTTTTGACCAAGCACTTCCCAGAGCCGAGGCTGGGTATAGCCCTCTGGTCGAACAGATTGCTGCTCGGATGGGAATGCGTCCCCAGGACATTGCCTCCCGGTTGAATCCTGCTAGAGTAGGAGGCGGCATGACCCTAGGGAAGGCTGTATTTGGGGATCGACCCGTTTAAGGGGAGAGATATGGGGACGTATGAACCAATAGATGTTGCCCGTGGAGCTGCGGGAATGGGGCCACAAGCGATCCCCGCAGCGGAGATAATGCCCGCCGCCCTCGCCGGTGCTGGGGGAGCCCTACCCGGAGCGGAAGTTGGGGCTATGACCCTCAATATTGAACAACCCATGATGGACGCGGCGGAGTGGTACGAGGTCTGGATGGGGCGAGTAAGTGTTGAGGAGAGGAAGGAGATACTGAAGCGGATCATGGTAGAGGAAGGAGTCTCCGAGGAGTGGCTAAAGAGATTCGATCAGACTGGGAAGAAGTTACTCCGAGGTGGTCGATCCAATGCTATGAGGCTCACCCGTGGCCTGAGTCAGGCCCAGAAGGCAGCTTATACCCTCAATTGGGATCTCGCCCAACGATTCCGTGGCAAAGGGGGTATCCCAGTAGCAACCCACGACGCCTACGCCAAGAAGATCCTGTCTCTGCTGAGGAAGACTCCTGGTGTACCCAAGGAGTACCTGGCTTCACTAGGGAAGCTGACCCCAGAGGCCCTCCGGAAAGCTGGACCTTTGCAGGCCCTTAGCACCTTAGAGACAGCCCGCCCCAACACTGCCGTTGGGAGCATATGGAGATGGTTTCTCCAAGGTCGAGAGATTGGGAAGCCCCCCGAGCGTCTCGCCAAGGAAACCCGAGATGTTTTGGGTCAGTTGTTAGGTGAAGCCCCCGAAGTAGCAGAGACAGGGGCACCAGCTCCAGCCAAGACGAAAGTGGGTCGAGCAATGCAGAAGGTGGGGGAGTTGGGTAAGAAGGCTACTCGCCGTGTTTCTGCTGGACAGGGTCTACCTCCCTCAAGTCCAGCAGCCGTGGGAGCCCTACGGGGGGCTGGTGTTAAGGGTATGGGTCGGGCAGCGATGGGTCTGGCGAAGATGGGGGGTCTCGGCCCACTTGTCGGGATGGCCGCGTTGGCTCATACGGCCCACGGGGCTATGACGGAAGGCCATTATAAGGCTCGGGATATGTATGAAGCCTGGTCGAAGGGGCAAGGGATGGCTAACCCATCTGAGTCCCTATTGCGGGACTTCCTCAACAAGAAGGACAACATCTCTAGGCGGCGTGCCATGCTCCAGAAAGATCCTGAGATGCTTCAGAAAGTCGTCCAGGCTATCGCGGAGAGTGGACCCCAGAGTCCTTATACGGCTAGCGAGATACCTTTGGGGCAGGTGGCTCAAGGACCTGGTCGGGGTCAAGGCCGAGGGAACACAGAGGATCTCGATGCTATCTTAGGAGCGTTCTTGTCACAACTTGGGGAGGTATAGGATGGGGAGTCAGATCGGATCCCCGGGCCTCTTGGAGCGACCGGGCCTCGCTACTCGCAATCTTCTAGTTGGGGATTATGAATCTGCCTTTGAGGCAATGTTTCAGCCCCAGAACCTCACACCCAAACAGCGTGATGCCTTCCTGGCTGACCACGGTTTGGATAAGGGTCCCTGGCGTCACGTCTTTACGGCTCTAACTAATCCTATCCTCATAATATCTCTGGCTGTAGCCTACAAGTTCCCAGTAGCATCTGCTAAGAATATGTTTGCTGTTAAGGACCGCATTGCCGCCATGTCCCAGCGGCTCCCTTTCATGGGAAAATTAGCCTCCATGCAGGCTCTATTCCGAGGGACGGGAGTTCCGGAGGCTTATGGGGGCGTGGTTCGGGACGTATGGGATTTTCGCTCTGGGTATTCGGAGATGATGTCATCGGTCCTACAGAAATTCCAGAAACAAGTAGGTCGTTTACCTACGCAGAGGGAACAATATGTAGTATCGGCTTGGCTGGACGGATTACACAAGCCCCTCCGGGGTTGGAAAGGAGAGAAAGGATTAGTCACTATTGGGAAGGCAGCGAGTCGGTACGTAGTGCCAGAGGTAGGTGCTCTCATGCCGGGCCTGGAAGCCAAGATGGGTCAGCCACTCCTCCAGTTGGGGCGGGACTTCCGGGGTATCTTGGATGATATGTGGGGAAAGACCTATGGATCCATCCAGAATCGCACACAGCTTATGCGGACCATCCAGAGGCTGGAGAAGAAAGGGACAGTTGATGAGTTGACTCTGGCCATGAGGCAGTATATTCAGGACCCGACGAAGCCTATGGATTACTTCCCACACCGGATGATGCAGAACGAAGAGGATTTCCGGAAGCTGATGGAGGCCATGACTACCCCAGCAGGGGTCCGTGCGTTCGCGGGGCAGGCCGGGCGGAAAACTACCAAGTGGGTTGGGACCGAAGCCATGAAGCGGAAGTTCGCTATGAACCCTTCCGTTCAAGAACTGAAACAGCTCGGGCCAGAGCTAGTGGACCCTCATGCCTTGGAACGGATGGAAGACATCATCAAGTATCGAACTCTGGCGGCTGCCCGGTCCTCGGGGAAGTTCGCTGATGGCACCCTCAAGAAGATGGAGAAGCTGACCCTGGGACAGATTCAAGAACACTACCCTACTCAGATGAGCCGAGTTGAGGCTCAGGAATTCTCAGGGTTACTATCCGAATCCCGACCAGCTCCATACAGCCTGAAGCTCCTCCCGGTTATGTCCGAATACACTCACACCTCTGGTAGTATGTATGCCTGGACCACGAAAGCGGGGGCAGATAAGTTGAGTGGGGGAGAACGGTTGTCAAATCTCGTGGATGAACTGAAGACTGTTCATAAGACAACGGGGTCTGCTGCCGCTGGGATGCGAGTCGATATGCTGGAGAATACTTACATCCCTATGGCCCTAGGGAGGGGAACCTTCCGATCAGCACTCAAAGCCCAGCATTGGGATCAGGGGATGTATCGATTGGGAGTATGGATCAAGAATCCAAAGGTCGAACGGATATTCGGAAAGAAGCTAACCGATACCCTAGCGAAGCAATTGACGGAAGCTCATGGAGCATTCTCCTACATTAACTTGAACCAACAAGCAGCGGGTTATTTCTATCTATCAACCCTGGGTATGAACCCAGCTTCGGCCATGAAGAATCTTCTGCAATTGGTACTCACGACAGGTCCGACCCTAGGTACGGGAACCACCATTGCTGGTATCAATTCGGCCATGCGGAAGTCCCACAAGTATTTTGCGGGGAGGTTGGGGCCCCGGCAGCTGGGCCACGATGAAGCTGTCCGATTTGCATTCCCAGAGTATGGAAAGTCCGGGCTCGCGGCATCCCCTATCATGGACCAAGTGCTACAGAATACCCTTCAGAACGCTGGCAACATAGCTGCTCTCCCAACCGGAGGAGTAACTAATATCAGCAAGAAAATCTCTCGGGCTATGATGTCCCTCTTTACGGCCTCGGAGAATGCAGTGCGGCTCTCGACGTGGGAGGCTGGACTCATTCATGCTAAGCGGGCTCGGATGCCGATGGCGGATGCTACTAAGTTCGCGGCTCGGCTCGTTGAGGAGACTCAATTTCTGACTGGGCCCCAGAACACTCCATATTGGTTGGTAGATAAGGCTCCCTTAGTCCGACAGCTGGCCCAATTCCCTCTGCGGTTCCTGGAGTTTGCTACCCATACTGCCTTTAACCTGGGTGTAACGGAGATCGACCCTGTCTCTGGTAAGGCTCGGAACCTGTTGGGTAAGAATCCGGGGACTTTTGCCCGCATGATAGCAGGGTCTATAATCGCTATGGAGTTGGGCAATGCTGTTGGGGTGGACCTCGAACAGGCTCTCATCAGTGGAGCCATGCCAACCTTCCAAGAAGGGAGAGAGGGAGCTTTTGGAGGTTTTCCCATAATTCCTCCTGCCTTCCAGGTGGCAGGTAACATTGCTATGGGAGTGACGACAGGGGATTTCACAGAGGCGATGCGAACCACCCCCCTCTTGATTCCGGGTGGAGTAGGAACCTTCCGGGCCATGGGCCTGATCCCAGGGGTCCCGTTTGATCTCGGGCAGCGAGCTAGTCAACTCTTTGAGCGGACTTATGCGGACTACAAACAGCCTGCCCCAGACGGCCGGATAGCCGTGTACTCGGGGGCAGATACACTTAGAGGATTCTATAGCCCCTGGGAACTTGTGAAGCAGGGCATCGGTATCCGTTCTGGTGACATGCGATCCGAACAAGAGTTGCTTTCCCTCCTCGTCAAGAATCGAGATTCTATTCGGGATGCTCGCAAGAGTTTCCTGGATGCCCGTCTACAGAACAATGCATCCGGAGCCCAATCAATAGCGGAGCGGTTTGAAAAGCAATTCGGCTTCGTCCTTCCAGTGACAGAGCAGGATCTGGAGGCGATGCAGGTCCGTCGCCGGGTGACGAGGTTAGAGCAGGTGGTCCGGACTCTTCCCCCCGGGGACATTCGGGATCACTACATCCAGCTAATTTCTTCCACTCTTGGAGCCTCTGGTCAAGCTCTATTAGGAATAGATCCAATGCTTCTTGGCGAAGCGAAGCCGACTCGTGAAGCTGCCCGCCAACCTTCCGGAGCAGGCCCCATCTCCGGTCCAGCAGCCAACCCGCGAGGTCCCTACCGAACTGGGCCATTCGATCAAGTAAATCCTCGAACTGTAGGCAGGCAGCCATTACCCCCCACCTCCAGGTTTGGTTTCTGATAAACCCTGTCCAGCGGAGAATTGAACGGACAAGTCCCCATGCCGTGCCAAAGCTCCATCTTCATAGGGAGCCAACCAACGTCGATAGAACTCAGCCTTGACGCACTCCAGTACGCCCATTAAAGTGTTGCCCCGGTAGTATTGCCGCCCCTTAGCCCATAATTTCACCAGTAGAGAAGACAACACATAGTTCAACTCTCCTGGAGCGAAGGCGGCAGGAGTACCCAAGTCGGCGTCAGAGGAATCCCACACCAGAGTCTCAACCAGCTGGTTGACCAGCTCGTCATACCGTTTTCTATGTTGTTGGGGAATGTAAGGCATCTATTTTCTCCTAAGAGTTCTCTTCTATCACTCGCCTACCTCGTGGTGTCAACTCGAAGCAGAGACAGGATCGGTTCCCAGCTACCACCTTCTCAGGCAACGAGCGAATCCAACCCTGGTCTCGCAGTCGGGACATCAATGAGGACAGACTCATCTGTTCAAGACGGAATTTGGTGGCCAATCTCGATACAGGCTGGGGTCCATTCCGCAATTCGTCCATGATCGTCTTGGTACGTCCGCCGTATGAATAGGTGGGCTGCCCATTTTGCCACACGGGTACGACACCACCGTACTCTTGACCCACCCATACTATGACCTTCCGGCCCTTGGGGCTCTTCCGTCGGGTCTGGCTATCCAGAATCAACTCGTCTTTGCAGAGCCGGGTGAAGCAAGGGTACACGGTCTGAGGCAAGTTGCCTGTCTCTGCCACTGCTTCAAATGCTGTTAAGCCCTTGGGTCCTCGAGCCTGGATCATTTGCAGTACCCTTTTCTCAACCCCCATCAGGGACCTCCCTCTCCGTGAAGACTATCATAACGTCTTCCTCCTGCATGACTAGCACAAGTTCATCAGCTATGCACAATGTTGTGAAACCATAGTTCAAGAAAACGATCTCGTCCCCGACTTTCAGGGTTTGCACATCAGGACCCGCAATCAGGACGGTCCCAGTCTGTGTGGGTGTCCGAGCCTGGTCCGGGATCACAATGCCTCCTGCAGATACAGCTTCGGGGTCATCCCGCCTCACCAGGATTCGGTCAGCCAAGGGCTGGGGGTACTTCGTTATCTCGCTCATCTATCAATCCTCCAGGATCATAGTCGTCCCAGTCAGGGTCTTCTAACTCCTTGAGTGGGTCGAAATCCTCTTCGAGTTCGGGACGACATATGCACTCGTCGAGTTCTCGACCACACCCATAACACGGTTCTGCTTTAGGATCAAATACCATCAGGGTCTTCTTCAGCCAATAGCCTATCTCCCTGTAGACGTTCGACTTCAGCAAGAAGTTCCTCACGATGCTTCAATGCTAAACATATCCCATCTCGTGCCATCAGCTCACCCAGAGACAGGCTACGAAATTGCTTCACCGTCATACATCGTTTCAATTCTTCATCTGTCATGGTAACACAATTCTACTTTGGCCTCGCTGACTATCGGCCTCGTGAGGTAATACAATCCTTTTGAGTTTCTCTTGAGCCTTTTCAGGTTTCACCAGTAGGGTCTTATGTTGGCAGATGAACATGCCCCATGAAGTTCGCTGCCACTCGCATGTCCCTGCCCACTCCCCCAGGGGCATAGGGTGGGGTAGCTGCCCCGTGATCCGAGCCTTCACACAAAAGTCCACGGTATAGATCGGGGGAGGAGCACGACCTGGTAAGTACCCCTTGTGGGGGTGCATCGTGTGTTGATACCGACAGCTGTACCACTTCCCAGAGAGCCTGATTCCTCGCCCAAAGCATACTCTCAGTAGGGTGAGGTTGCTCACTTCGGGCTCAGTTTGCTCCAGGGATAGCCGACATCGACCCTTCCTTTTGAAAACAACGAGGTCCTGAGCCATGCGTATACACATATCGACCGGGCCTCCCTCTCGATAGGCATGATCGTGCGGTTGAACTGACACCATTATGGGACATGATGACGCCATAGTTACAACTTCCTACCTGTGATTGCGTCCATTATAGCCGCCACGATGAGTATTGCACCCAAGATTATCGCTAGATTCACTGACATTCCTACTCCATTCCGGAAGGAGGGGGGTTCCCGGGACAAGTCCCGGTTACCCACCCCTCGCCTCCCTGTCTCTGCCTACTCGTCGGAATCGACTCGCCCATTGTACAGGATGTTGAAGTAAGTTCGATTCTCTTTGCCTTTGGTTGCCGTGATGCTCACCTGTAGGACCGCTATGGAGTCCTTCGATTCGGTAGCGGCTTTCAGTACTTCAACGGCCTCGGAAAGAGTTTTGATGTTTCGTTCACAAACACACCGGGCCAATACCAATAATCCCCTATGGGCATAAATGGTACCGCCGGGCCCACGTGGGAACCAGAAGGAATCTGTGAAGGATTCCCCTTCCTTCTCTCCTACCAGGATCTCCATTGTGATCTTGGCTACGCCGGTCTCGACATCTCGGGCAATGACTTTATCCATGTGAAACTTTGTGAGTGCGACAGTGTATTCTCCCACTCCAATCTCGGACGCCTTGCGGGTGAGATCTACATCATTCGCGAACTGCTCGTACTCAGCTACAACATCCAGGAACCCAGCTTCGTCACGACTCATTTCTTTTCTCCAGTAAGTTCTTGGACAGCTGTCTCATACGCCTGAGACAAGGATGCCCAACCTCCTATTTTAGGTACAACGGTCTTATCAGGGAAGGGAACTCGGATCTTAACGTCATTGGTTGTTTCCCCTTTCCAAACTCCTCCGGGGATAGTCCTTAGAACCCTTATCACTTCTTTCTTTGTTTCGCCTGGGATCTCAACGATTTTTCCCAATACTGCCTTCTTGATTCCAGGTTCCACCCAAGTCCTCGAGGCGAATTCCATGAACAGCATGTGCTCGCACTCCCGACGAATGGCAATGGCGAATGAATCCGAAACAGCCAAGGACTGGATTATCTTTGTTTCCCCTCCAACCTGCTTCGTCTTAGGAGTCACATGGGCCAGCATCGTCCAACCAAGTCCGGCTCGATGAGCACTGTCTAGGATACCAAAGACCTCCTTTCGCACGATGGTGTAGGCATTACCATTCCCATCTTTGTACTCCAAAGGGTCATCGATATTGTGGTTCAGGCAGAAGTCTCGCAGGAAGATATCAATGAGCTTGTCAATGGTATCAATGCCCAGCATCTCTATGTCCGTCTTGCCACTACGCTTACGCCCGATGATCTTCTCTGCCATTTCCCTGTAGGCAGCGGCTTGTTTCCCTGGCGGGACAGACTTGGGAACCACGTAAACACCTGCTTGGGGATCATCCACCGTGTTACCTCCACCCTCTGTGTCCAGGATGAATGCACGTGGATTGCTGTGCAGGATAGTGGACTTACCACAACCTGGTCTACCGACGAAAACATAGCGTCCCTCGTTTGCAGAGACAGGGGCGAAACCCTGGTGGACTCCCGGCATGGCCAAAAGGTCCTTAGCTAGAGGGCTAGTGATGGTACTACTCATAGCTCAATCCTCCTAGTTGTAATCCCGAGTTTCCTCGTCTTCTTCATCTTCTCGGAACTTGATTTCAAATCGACGGTTCACTTCTTCCTCCCATGTGATGGGATCACTAGAGCACAATCCGGAGAAGGGACACTCACTGTTGAAGGTCTGGCAAGCATAGTCTCCGGCCCGGAAGAATCGCTCCAGGTTGGAATTCGCCCGACAGGCTCTAGCTGTCTGTTGCAGGCGGAGGTACAGCTCCTTGCTGAGCGTTGGACTCGTGAAGGCTGTGGCTGTCTGCAAGATGGGAGAGTTCTTCTCGTCCTTTGCGTGTTCGTCCCTGTACCACTCGTGGATACGCTCAATGTAGTGATTGAAGCCTTCCTTGTCCTTCGTTTTGGGACAATACTTGATCGTTGGCTTCCTTACAATGTTGTGGATGGAGCCCATGACCCTGTAGTGGGGGTACTCTGGAGAGGACTCGGCCCAGGCATCTAGGTGGCATTGCAGGACCAGCCGGTACAGAGCAATCTGGGAAGAAATACGGACTGACCGTGCTCGTGCCATCGTCTTCATGGAAGTTGTCTTATGGTCAATGATCCATACGTCTCCCGTGGACTTCTTCACGAGGGCCAGGTCGCAAGGGGATACCAATGGGACGGAAATGCCACAGACCTTGGCTTCCAGTTTCAGCTCGATGCAGGGCAGGCCGTCTGGAGTCTCCAGGATTTCCCACTCCTCCCAGTTAAAGGGAACGAAATCCATGAAAGCTACAGCCATTGCCCGTGCTTTATGGAAATCATCCTCCATGGTTTGGAGTACTGATGTCACCATCTTACCAGATGGAGTAAATCCAGCCGGGTCAGCTGATGCCAATACTTCATTGGACATCTTGTTCAAGGTCTTGTTGGCTGCCTGCAATGCCTTGTCTCTGCTCTCTCCAGAAAACAAGGCTTGCAGAACCAAGTGGAAGACACGACCAAGGGATAGGGAGGACACATACTCCCTGGGATGTAAGCCCAGCTTGTAGAGATACATGAACTTCCTTGGGCAATGCTCCAGCTCGTGCATAGCCGACGACCGGATGGTTGGCATACGGATGTCAGTAAACAAATCCTTGAGACACTCCGGCAGAGTCTGACCCTGGCAGCTGCCAGGATGCTCGAAGATACCCACTGAGTCAGAACACGGGGGGTCAATTTTACATTCAGCTACGTCAGGCATCTTTTTGTTTTTCCTTCCAAAATCTTTCTGTGTGACATTCTCGGCATATCCGAACCTCCCAAACGACGCCCCGTACTTCCTGTGTGCGAAGCAATTGGGCAGAAGAACAACCACAACCGGGGCAGTTGTCCCTCGCTCTATTTTTAGGCTCGGTTTTGTCGGGAGTCAAGTTTTTTCTGAAAAATTCCCTCTGCTGTCCTCGGTCGTCCCACTTGAAAGGTTCTCTCTCTTGAAAGTACATGATGGCCATGGCATTAAAGACGATTGCAGCGAGGTGATCCTCGTCGTCCTCTCCCATGACGAACTGCTGTAAGTGGCGATGAAGGCTGGACAAGAATCGGGTAAAGGGCATACCCTTGGCCCAGTTCCAGTCCCCATAGTGCTCTGCACCCTTGGTGTAGAGATCTGCTACCCTTCGCAGAGACAGGGCAGGGATCAATTCATAGCGGGGCTTCCCTTCTTGGCTATCCCGGTGGGCTCCGGAAGTGAATGTCTCCTTCTCCCCTGATTGTTTTAGCTGATAATCCATGATTATACCTCCTCTCCGGTCAACCTATGGATGACCTTCATTCGATCTCGCAACCGTAGGACCTCAGCGTAGAGGCAGCGAGGGCACCGCCATTTTCCGAGTTCATGTTCGAATAATCCAAAGAGATGTCCGCAACGATCACAGACAGGCTGTGTGAGGTCTTTCCAAGACATAATTAACTCCTCCAATTTCGGGCATTGTGTCGATTCTTCTCATACCAGGAGTCCGAGTAACTTCGGTCTGGCATCCATACACAGGGATAGAATAGGTGTCCCATCATCACTCGTATCATCATCTCTCCCAACCTCCGACGGGCGGCTGGCAAGTTGTGCCCTGGAGCGAACCACAACCGGAGACCAAATGCACAGGCTGTCTGGATGAGACGATCCAGAATGATCCCTTCGGGTAGTCCCTCCTTTCTCTCATACGCTCGGAACTCGGCCTGGGAGGACTCCACCAGGAGGTACCGCCCACCAGGGTCTCCTGCGGAAGGGGCAATGCGACACAGCCTCTCGAAGGCTTTGCTTGCCCGCTTCCAGTCCTTGGTAAAGAGGTTTGTATAGATCTCCGAGACCCGGTACTTGCGTTCCCAGGTGCAGCAACGGTCATGCCGTACCCCTTCCGGAAATTCCAGACAATAGTCTCCCGCGAACAGGGCATCGACCTTCGTGTCAATAATAATCTCATGACTCTTCCCGGTCCGGTCCGACCACCAAGTCAGTGTCGCTGGGAACAGGACCGGGATCTTCTCCCGGGAATCTATCACTACTGTTAGCTTCTTCGGCACGACGGGCAATCTCACGGTCTATCCTTCCTCTCTCAACGAAGATTCTATCCCAGGCATTATGGTAGGCCTTAGTTGGCATCCTCGAGCTTTCTTCGAGATACCGGTCAACAAGGGCATCCATCTTCTCCTCGGCCTTCAACGCCATCTGGATCAACTGCTCGTCGCTCGGGTCTTGTAAGTTCATCGTCTTTCTCCGGGTCCCAGGTCTTCAGTTCCTTCTTACCAAACAGGGCCTCGAAGTTCTCGTAATACTTCTCCCGAGATACCTGTCGGGGTCGTGTCCAGTCTCCTTTGGAAAATCCTAACCACAACACAATCTTCTCTCCTATTGCTGATAATCCAAGTGAGTCCTGACGGACTTCAACTCTCGCCTCCACGCCGTAATCCCAGCAGCGAAGCCTAGGAGGTACTCCCGCATCAATTCCTTCTGAGTCATTTTAGTATGCTTAGCCTGCTCCCGGACACATTCCGGGGTGTCTGCTGGGGGATCACTCTTAGCTCCTGCTCCTCTCTGCCACCCCGTTATGTAGACTTGGATGATACCCTCTTTAGTTCTCTTGGTCATTTGATTACACGTGCCTCTTCGCAGGGGGTAGGGTCCCAATGATTTCCCCTTCGCTGATGACGATTCGTCGCTTTCCCTTATCCAGTACTCGCACAAAGTCCACCTCATATCCACCCTTTTCTGGATACTTTACCATGGCCCAGCCCTGCTGCCACTGAGGGACCCCGACAATGTATTCCAGATCGAAGTGGCAGAGACAACCGGCTTCGTAGCCCTCATTGAGCTGGTCCCAGCTACGGAAGGAGATATGGCCCATCTGGTGGGTGTGGCCCATCAAGATGTTACCCTGAACACGTTGGCAGACAGCCCGTGCTCCCATTCCGCCCGCAGTCATGGCCCAGTTGCACTTGCGAGCCAGATCTCCATGGAGATACCACAATCCCTGTCGGCCCCCGATACGGTAAGGCTTCTCGGGAGTGTAGTATCGGATGTGGAGCTTGTCCAGGCCCAGCAGTTGGGGAATGCTCAGATTGCGGATGGGAGCCAACTCTTTAGCACGACCCCACAGCATCCGACGGAGACGGTTCTCGTGATTCCCCTCACAGAATCGGATGTCACACCCTCTCGGAGCGATGTCCACCATCGCCTCCAGGAACTCTGTCGCCATGTCAATCTCATCCTGGATGTGGACCTTGCGAAGGGGATTCTTATCAAACCGGCTCAGTGTGTAGCAATCAATCAGGTCACCCAAGATGTCTATGCCACTGGGCTGTATGCGGTTAATGTCCTTCAACCACAAGGCCAAAAGACCCTTATCTTGGAAAGGGAAATGAACGTCACTCAGGACCAATCGCACCGTCGTCATGTTATGGCCTCCTCGGTCGGAATAGGGACAAGAAGCTTTTAAGGCCTTTTATGATGGGTATCCCCAGGGAACGGGCATATTCACACTCCCTATCTGCCCCCGGAGATTTCCCTGGAATCCGCAGGACATAATCAGAATCCTTGATGTAGCATTCATCCAGCTCCAGCCACTGCTCATAGGTGATGCGATTGGGCTGCATGAACTCGCAGAACACCGTCAAGTGGGGACAATGAGGGGCATAACCCGCTTCGATCAGCGTGAAATGAGCTTCGATAGCCTCGTGAATCTTCTTCATCGAGAAGTTCATCCCTGTGCCGCCCGTCATAGGACCAGCGATGTAGACTCTCGCCTTTTCCAGCATCGTAAGTTTCTCCTTTCGGTCATTATACCTAAGCTACGTGGCTAGGTCAAGTAGCAATTCTCCGAATCTTTACATCATAATCCAGTGGTAGCGACCGGCCCAATTCCTCACATAAGGCTCGGTAATATGGGGGGTTTGGCAGAATCCTTTTCAGCAGAGACAGGACGACGGGAAGTTCACACTCGTGGCATTCAATTGTGGCTGCATCGTACACATTCAGAGGAGTCACAGCCCGCATGTGACGTTGCTTGAAGGCCAATGCCAACTCGAACTGAGCTGACAGTGTAATGTTCGCGGCGACAGCCTGCACGGGCATGTTGACGATCTCTTTTATCTGGTCCTGTCTCTGCCTCTTGTTCCCTAAGAACAGCCGGGACTGACCGACCAGAGGCAGCTCAAAGTAACCGTGCTTCTGGACGAACTCCATCAGTTCATTCTGCCACTTTCTGAGCCCCTGAGCACAACCCCACCAGGTGTCGATGTCGATCTGGCACTGATCCAAACGACGGGCGATCCCTTCGTCACGCATGAGGGTGGTTTGGTACTGCTTGGCTCCGCCGAGATATATGACCAGAAAATTGAGGGTCTTGCCCACCTGGCGGAACCTTTTTCCCGTCTCTTCAGGGAATAACCGATGGGCCGTAGCTAGGTGGAAATCACAGTTCGGTTTGCTGTACTCCCCCATCATCCATGGATCATTAGATAGTAAGGCCGCCATGCGGAGTTCAATCTGGGAATAATCGAACCACAGAAGGTACTGGTATCGGGAAGACATGCACGCCTTCACCTTGGGAGGGAAGGTCTGGACGGCGGGGCCCTTAGCTACAATACGACACTGCTTTGTTCCCCCACCACTCCCATCTTCCCAATCTGAGGGAACTGGGTACCATCGGGGGTAAATTGTACTCTCTATGAGTTTGGTGCTTGGATCGTTGTGCTTAGAGCCCCGCCCGACCAGCAATGGATATAAATATCGGTCGAGGATGCCAGTGACGGTGTGCATAGCCGTAATAGCCCGCAACTGTTTGTAAGGTTCCACGTCGTGAGGGAGGACCGACATCAAAGCATTACGATTCTCCTCACAATAGCTGATCTCTTGCCGCACGGTGGTCTTTTCCAATGGGGGGACAGGGGCTCCCCCCACTCGACATGCGATAATGGCATTCTTCATCACTTCTCGCTTGGTCTTTTCACTTCCCTTCCCCCGCAGAGATAGGCCCCAACGGTTCTTGATCCCCGCTTCCAGCTTGCGTAATCTCTCCTCGTAGGATTGCAATAATCCTCGCAACTCCGGGGCTGACATTGTGATCCCCGCCTCTTCCATCCAGATAGTCAGCCACAGGAGATCGCTGTACCACTTCCTGTTGAACTCGCTCAGCTTAGGGGTATCGGCCCCGTATGCGGACGAAATCAAGTCCTCTAAAACCTCTTGTGACCGGAGGGTTGCCGCTGAATCCTGTACATTGTACCGCCACAGATCCGGACTCTGCTCGTCTGGGTACTGCCGGAACCCCCCCAGGCGGTACTTCGTCACCCCAAGTAGGGGTGCCAGAGCTTTCAGACTCCTCTCCGGTCGGCCCTCGTTGTGGAGGTAGTTTGTCACAGTCAAGTCTTGGATAGTCAAAGGGTGATCTAACCACACTCCGCACTCCGGGTATGCGAACCTCAGATACATGAGATCGAACTTGATGTTCTGGCCGAGGAGGAACTCGAAGTCGTTCCTCTGTGTCCGACATGCTCTTAGCCAGCTCCATAATTTCCTCCTGTGAGTAGAGTCCGACATCACGAAAATGCAGTGCCTCAACGATCCGCTCAGCTGTCGGTGTGTCAATCCAGTCGTTACACATAAATTTTCCTTTCGTACTTCATCGTAAAGCACAGATTTAAGAGGATGGAACTGCGTCTGATTCTGACCTTCCAGAATCCCATAGGTTTCAATATCGAGTGAGAGTTGTCGGATTGGGTAAGAAGGAGGCAGGGGAGCAACTTCATACTCCATCTCGTCGCCCTTGATTTCGTAGGCCAGGGTTCCCCCCAGGAACCTTTTTAATGTTGAGAGGTGTGCTTCCACAGCTGGACCTTTGTTTGGATCCCGCAAGAGGGCAGCCGGGTGATAAGTCGTGAATACTCTACAGGGGGTAGGAAAAGGGGGAGCCGCTGGGTTCGTCAGGTACGGCCCAACGATCTCCCCCAGAGCGGTAATTGACTTTGGCGTCCTTGCAGTCAGAGCACGAAAGTCCGTGTGCTCTCCTTGTTGGTTGAGGGACTTCTTGAGAGACACCCCCAGGATAGACTTGCAGCTTGTGGCCCCAGTTGCCAGAACGATCACCTCTTCATAGCATTTCTGAAGATGGAGGATATCCGCTAGGTAGTACCCCTGGCACGCCTTGAGCTGGGTCAGGTTCGGAGTCTTGTTCTTAGGGGGACGGCATTTCACGGCGTTGGAGAGGTACACATCTACTTCCTCTGGAAATTGAAAGTGCTCGATGTAGGCTTTCCTTAGTAGCCCCCCAGCTTTCCCCACCCAGGGGAGGCCCTGCATATCCTCCGTATACCCCGGGGCCTCCCCTATGATGAACATACACCGGCTCTTGTCGGTATCTGATGGCTGAACCGGCCAGGGGAGACCCCCATAACGTACCGTCGGTACACACGTGGTGTCACACTGTTCCCATAAAGGGCAAGCTCGACATTGTGCATTCCGGCAGGACATTAGGAATCTTCCTTTGAAGCCTTCTCTATATCTGACTTCAAGATAATCAACCAATGTTCCAGTGCCTGTACTCGTTCTCTCAAGACTTTCGAGACGCGTCGAACTTTCCAGGGATCATCCCCGGGTGGGGGAGACGGCTCTCGACTCGTCCATTGTCGCTCAGTGAATAGCTTGGCCTTGCAGGCGACTTCTAGTGCTAGGATCCGCTCTAGGTGGTCATCGCCCCTCTCCTCCTCAATCTCCATCCGCTCGGCGAGACCCTCAAACCGTATCGTAAGGATCTCCAGTTGCTTCGTTAGGCGACCGAGATTCACCGTCAGGAAGTTGTGACCCTCTTTCAGGAGTTCCAGTTTCTCTGAATCAGTCTCTGCCCTCATCACTGGCAAATCCTGTCCTGTCTCTGCCACTGGATTCTTTTCAGCCATGGCTAGCTCCTTCGCGTCCTTACTTCAAATGATTTCCTAACGGGAGTAAAGATCAAGGTTATAAGGTCCTCACTATCATGATTACGGTAGCAGCTAATGTGTGCTGCCTCTACAATACCTCCCTTGTCTCGCTGGAGTAAAGTGATGGACATCCCTCCATCCGCTTGTGTGGGGCCGCCTTTGAGGCGAGTTTTTTGGCCATCAATCTCGACTTCCACCCAAAAATTCCGCACGTTTCTCGGCACAGCTAGCTCCTTTCTAGAATCGTCTTACGCCTTCAGGGTTGTCAGTTAATACACAACACGGGATGCCCTCTGTGTTCTTGTAACGCTCTGTCATTGCAATGTCATAGTATGGAGAACCCTCTCGGTCATCACAGTTGAAGAACACTACAGAGTAATGTGGAGGGTATTCCTTCAAGGCTTCCTTCAATTCTGCTACTGTCATACCAAATGCTCCTATATTCAACAATGGCGGGGCGTCGTGGCTCCGCCGTCTCGACGCAAAATCGTAGGCGACCCGGTGGCGGGAGTCAAGAAAAAAAGCAGAAACTTTTTCGTCTTTTTTTCTTATTTTGGGCTTGACTTCGGCCTTCGCGGGGCGTATACTAAGGGTGCAGAGACAGGTGACCGGGGGAGGTAATGCAAGACGTTGCACCCCCGGTCCTATTTTTTTGCAGAGACAGGAGACGAATATGTCCTTGGATGAGGTAGGGTACACAGGTCGGGACACGACCGAGAGTTGCGACGACATGACCGGCCTGATGCTCCAGAACCCGCAATCAATGACCCAGGCAGCTGCGGGGCTCGATAGTGCAAGCCTGCCCAGCGAGTCCGCCATCGAGATCGAGCAGACCACATATGGCCAGCCATTCATCGCAGCCTACACTGTCATGGCCCATGCAGATGCGGGTGGGGATACTCTTACCATAGCCCTCATGGATCCGGCAGGGACGGCAGGGACCCCGAATGGCCCCGCCCCCTTCAAGTTTCAGGTGCTGCGGTGGTGGGTAAAGGCGGGCGACGTTGCGGCGACCCCCGAAGGTCTGATGACGATCCAACATCTTAGCTCGGCTTCCGCTGCAAGCTCCATGTCAGCACAGTATGATTTGAACTTGGACGCCGATGACGTCGGGTATACTGCTGATGGAGCAATTGAGCTAGTAGACCCATATCACATCATTGATACTGGGGAGGGGATCCAGCTATCCGTCGTGCTGGGTGCCAACGAAGAGGCTGACTTCGAGATTTACTTCTTGTGCATGAGGGTTCAATAATGGCCGGGTCAAATTACACAATTCACTCTTCGTTGATGGCCCGGGGGGCCGATGATAATAAGGGTATGAGCGTATCTCCGAAGTTCGCCATGCTAGAAATTGATGGGGATGCTTACGGCAACGGCGTGCTGGCCAACTACCACGAGTTGGTATCCGGCGACGACACCGAGGGGACAGGCATAATCGTCCTGTCTCTGCGAGGGATGGTGACAGAAGCCATCGCCCAGGATACCACCCAGATGGTGGCGACTGTCCGAACGAAGGGGGCAAGCCCCGGGACGATGGGGACAATCACAGCCGCAGACAACCAGCCGGTGGGGGACATCATTGACGGTTCCATCACGGCGTACTGGGGTGAACACACGTCCGACGCGGACATCTCGGCCTATTGTGTACCAGCAGGATACGGTTTGGAATGTGCCCTAACCACGGCGGGGTTGGAAACGGACTCATCTGATACCGAAGGGCGGATTCTGGTACTTGTAGAGTACCTGGTGATTCCGCGTCGAGTTACCGAAAACCAGTAATGGAGATACTGTAATGAGTTTGAAGGAAACTGGAAGAACGGGATCCGACGTTCAACTGACTGCTGACACAGTCTTTGGGATTGTGACCCAGAATCCGGAGAGTATGCTTCACTCCTTGGCGGGGATGGAGACAGGTGGCGATGGATCCAAAGCTTACGGGCAGAAGTTCGTGTTGTCCAGCCGGTCGGCCCAGACGGTGAGTGGTACGACTACTATCAACTTCGCCGCCGCGAATTCTCCCTTCAAATTCCGGGTGCTAGGAGGCCAGGTCATTTGCTTGTCGGATGGGGCCAATCGGACCATGCGGGGCAACGGACGCAGTGCAGTGGTTGTCACCCAGGGGGACACATCGACGTTGACTACCCTCCATTGTAGCGGTATGACAGTTGGGGAGACGCGAGAGATTCAACTGAATACCCTAGGTAACGATGTAGTTGAGGAGGATGGAAGCCTGCGGGTGAGCGTTGTCAGTGTGCTACCAGCTCTGGACAAGGCTTCGACTTGGGAACTAGTGGTAGTGCTTGACTGCATGAGAGTCATCTAGGAGAACACGATGTACGGTAGAGGTGTAAAAAGAGGATTCCTGCGAGGGCGTCTCGAACTGACCTGGGTTGGTGGTGAGCGAGGCATCCCCTCCGGCAACGCGGATATCCTGAATGCAACTGAAGCGACCCGCATGACAGCAGATCCGGAC